GACAATAGAATATCTGTCGCCGTACTTAACTGGAGTTATTTGATGCCACATAAAAGAAGGAAACACAATAATGCTCCCTGCATTTCGCATCTCTTTTACTGTAGTAAATCTTTTCTTCTCAACTGGAGAAACAAATTTCTGTATCTGAAAGTCTCCTCCCTTAAAATTATCATTTAAGGTTATACATACACTCAACTTGCGTACAAGTCCATCACTATCAGGAAGCATGTCATGGTGCCAAGTGTACTTATCATTCTTAGAATATATACTTACTTGAGGTGTATCATAATTAGTTATATTATAATTCCACATACATTCTTCTTTAGCAAAGCCAGTATACAAACTAAAAATATCTACAAATTCTTTTGAATTTAAAAAAGCAGTTTGGGATTGCCGCTTTTCTTCGTTAACAACATCACCCTCACCCTCGTTTATTTTTGAGTTATTTAAATCTAAATCTTTTATAAACTTAATTATATTATTACAATGTTCTTTTTCTATAGCACTATCATAGACTTTGTATGTTTTCATTTAACTTTCATTCCATACACTAGAAGGTTTACTTTCCTAACTGTGTTGTTAAATATTGTCGGGCATACTTTTTTGCTTCGTTGCTCTTAAAATATATACCAGCATCTTCAACTACCTCATCAATGGGAAAATCATTCATACCATCATAGTAGTATCCATCACAGAACTCTTGAATATCCATCATATAATTTTTTATCTTACTCATCTAACAATTCTCTTTCATAACAACTAATGAATATGCTTTGAACTTTCTTGAAAAATTTGTTCTGTTTCCCAAGTATCTAGACCATTCATAAAATCATTAATATCATCTATTACAAGTTCCTCAATACTCACCGCATTTGCAACATCCAGAAGATAGATTTGTATATGTCCTGGTATTTCTGAATGATTTGTAAAACTATATTTGTTTATTGTCATTTTACATTTCCTCTCATTTGTTATCAAGGGATACAATAAAGCTATTTAATTTTTAATGTCTTAATGGATGTTATGCAGCCCCTTGGGATCGATACTGGCGATAGTACATCCCCATCAGGGTCTGATGCCTCGTAGCCTTGACTTATGACAATGTGAGTTTTGCTTTCGAAGCATAGCCAGCCAATAGACGTAATCGCCGCCGTCTTGCAGTTTGCAGGACTTTCCCATGCTGCCGAGCGAGTCACAATATCAACCCATTCGACCAAAACCGCCTTAAATTGAGCCATTTAAACCGAGTCACCGTCTTTAATTATTTCAGAGATAGGAACCAGTTCCATATCACCGTCTTCACCCTCTGCAGTGCGAATAAACCCATCTTTTTCGAGTCGATCCAACATGGTTCCAACTACGCCCTCAAAAATTTCATTCTTGGAAAGGTATCGCCCCCACCAATAGCATGCTCCCATAGCCATAACAGCTAGTAGGGTGTGTGTTATAACGTCCATTTACCCACTCCTCATGTAATACTGTACTATACCACTAAACAGTATGGCAAATGCTATTGCATTAATAATTATTATTGCTCTATCGTGCCATAGTAGGCCGACAACTAGCCAGCCGAATGCTCCTGTTGCTTGAGCAATAATATTCTCAGGATATATATTGTTACTACTAAGAATCATACCAAAGATCAGTATAATACTAGCTAACCATTTGATATACCAATCTTTAGTGTGGGTTGGAGTTACTTTATCCATAATCATAAACCCATTTGACAACAAAATACAGTACGTTCTACAGGTACTACAGGTGGTACAGGTGGTACAACCTTATCAGGTTTATTATAGAAAGAGGGAGGTAAAGGAGGTGGGATAACCCCACTCTCCTCTTTACCACATGCAACTGCAGCTAAAATTATAGCAACAGTTATAAATGTTAATTGAAAAATCGTTTTAGTTTTTCTTTTCATGCAGCTACCTCAAGAAAGTTTTCAAAAGCCTCAGAGTTTATCCATTTACTGACACTTTGTTGACGCTTAAACAGTGTATCAGGTCCAGAGTTTTTACGCAAGTTAAACCTACCATCCCCATGACTACCATAGTGGGTCATAGCAGATACTAAAGAGAATACATTGCTGCCTCGTTCATGTGTCTCATCTATATATTGAGCAAACAATCTATCAGATAAAGTATTTTTCTTTTTAGGTTCGTCGGTACTACCACTCGTTAGAGTACGAAATAACTCTTGGACTTTCATAGTATTATTTATCCCTTGGTCAGCCCACTTCTGATACTTATCAACCATCCAACCATGACGGGCAATAGCACTATCAAATGCACTAAGGAAGCCATCGACACTAAAGTTTTTAGTATGACGTTTCTTTGTTACATCATATTCACCACTGATCATACCATTGGTGCAGAAGAAGTCAATAACACCACCATAGAACACAACACTTGACGATCCATCAAAGGTATTTTTTAGAATAAATCTAAGTCCAACCTCTGTTTTATGTCCTGTTTTTGTTTCAACAGTACCTTTCATTTTAGGTAAAATGTATTCCGCAAAGCATACAGAACCATTTTTAGCAATGTGATCTTTTATTTGAATGTCTGCTAAAACAGAGGGATCAAAGTGATTAACCATCTGCTCTTGCATTGGCATAATAATCTCTTCATTTTCTACCACACGATAGTTTTTGTTAACTATCGATAAACATTCTTCTGGTTGCAAGGGTGGGGTGCCACGGGAAAGCATCTTGTACTTCTCTGCTACAGTTCCTGTAGAATGTCCAGAAACTTGTTGCTCATTTACTTTAAAAAAGATAGATCGATTATTAGTGGTGGTGAGGTGATCTAACATATTATACCCTTTTTGAGCAAGTGAAGCGGCGAAAGATGATGTAGAAAATCTATTGGTATCAAACATTTTAGTCTCCTAGTTTAAGTTATTTATTCTGCATCTAAGAGATAACATAGGTTTTCATCTCTTTCTGATGCCATTGTAGTTAAGTAAAATTTCATAGCTTTCTCAAGGTGTTCTGCTCTGTTTTGTAACTTTTTAATTTTAACATCTTGTTCGATATCGTCTACCACCCCTTTTACTCCAGCGGTAGCACCAGCCGATAATAGAACTATAGGCGGAGCGGCACATCCTCCAAGAAAAGCAGCGCATAGTATAATTAATATTTTATATTTCATTTTCATCTTCTCCAAATATTTCTTTCCAGTATTCTTCTATGTCTAGACGGCTGGCCGGATTGTAGCCAGCTTCTAGCATATCCATTCGGATGTCATCTTCCATAGTCCAGCGACCTTGTTTTTGTCTGACATCTTTTCTAATTAATACAAAGTCGTAGACTGAAATAGACATTAGTCTACTACTATAATCTCGGAAGGAGCTAGGTCTATATTATCTAAATTTTCTTTATTATCTATAAAGAAAGTAATTTCTCCGCCGTCACCTTCCTCCGTTACAAAACGGACAGAGACTGTTGTAAAATCCTGATGATTTCTTTGCGTTGTATTAATAGACTTAACATCATGTTGCATTATGGTAGTTAAAGACATTGTATTCACTCCAATGTGGTTGAGATACTTTATATTAATCATTCTAAGTATCGTAAGATAACTCTACTTAGAATAATTAATATTGGTTAACAGGGTATTCGAAGTGCTAAAGATCATATCGAAATATAATATACCTGCTCCTAAAAGAAAAGTTAAAAGTGTAGCTTTTATAATTACATTTATCATAGTTTTATATTCCCTTTAAAAGTATGTGGTTACATGTTACCGGGGCGAAATTCCGTTTCGTTTTGAATGGATAATTCAGCGTCATTGTTTTCCATATATTCCCTAGCCTCTAAAACTGTTTTAAAATCCATGTAGAACATGACTTCTCTCAGTTCTAATTCGGTATATTTTGTCATAGTTTTATATTCCTAACAAGAAACAACAGTAATAATATAAGCAGGATTTAATTTAACCATAATTTTTCCTTATTAAAGCATTAGTGATCAAGAAAAGTAATAGGTTTTTTAGTAGTCCAGCACAGTGTACAGTCACCACAACTATCACTCTTATCTACTTGTACTAGACAAGTAATAGCATTAGCTGTCGAGTTGTGTTCTGTATTGGCCGATAAGGTATCGGAAGGCAGAGAGCTAAATCGTACAGCAAATCTTTCAAAGCCTATGTTATCCCTCAGATCAAGCAAAGCTTGTCCAATATTTCTTGATGGTTTGCTGGTATTAGTAGAGCCATAGTGATGACGGGAATATCCATAGATATTTAAAGCCGGTCTATTATGTAGCTGGGTTTCCCAAAACTTTACATATAGAACACTGTAAAAGTCCCCTAGAATGTGCAGCCTAACAAGGTATCCATTGGGATGCTTTTTATCTAAAGCATCAAGCTCTAACTTGAGCCTTGGCATTAGTCCTTTAGTTTTAAATCTATGACCGAATGGCATATTGTTCCCATAGCAATCAGCCCAATGCTCACAAGCATTAGTGCAAGTCTCTCTTTCCACTAAAGTCAATGTATACATTGGATAGCCGTTTAGTTTACCTCGTAATACTTTTCGGCCAAGCTTCTTATTGGTGCTTGCTTTAATAACTTTATGTGGATAACTATCAACTTCATGTATATTTTTCTGGTACAAAGTAGTGCTATTAACAATAGCATTATGGTCTGGGGATAGTGTGGACATGCTTAATTATCCTTATCTAGAAAGTTATTAACTTCATCTTGTCCATATTGTTCAAACATTTTACCTAAGAATACATGGCTCTGCTCACCATTAATGATGTACTGTCCCCAACCATTTGCGGGACTATTTAAAGCCTTCACATATTTTTCCGCATCTTTCTCTAAACTCATTTTTAAACTCCATTTAAAAAGTATTCAGATATTGAGTGTATGCCTAGCGTAACCCTAAAGTTTTTTAATATCTTTGTATAGTATATATGCTATTCCCACGAATACAATAAATAGTATTGTCGATACCACAATTGGGAAAGTCATAATATTATTTACTCCTATTTATTAACTCTTTGATTATTTTATTAAAGCTAGGATGTTCCCTGTTTTTGACTGCTAGATTACGAACTAGCCAACGAATATTCTCCGGTTTACTTAAATCTCTACGATTTAAGGGTACGTTCATATCATCTGGAATAGTCATAATAATCTCCATTAATCAAGTTATTAATGTCTCAGATAATTAATCATCCCCTAGTATCCTTATAGTCTACTAGGGGATTATTAATTACCCGAGGTTAGGCTACCGCCTCGACTTCCCCAGCTTTAAATCTAAGACCTTCTTCCTTCGGAAGGTTCTCGGTGTTCTTTATAACTTTAAAAGAACCGGAAGGGTGAACTACTCGGATTGGTAGGCCGTCTTCGACGGCTTGTTTATAAACTTCATAGCCTTCTTTCAACTTAACCCAACGGGTTTTGCGGAAAGCTTGGGTAATCTTCTCGGTACGTTTTGCCATGATAATCTCCTATCGGTTGGCGGTTGGTTAAAAGATAATTAATAATATTCTGGTATCCTAAGATAGTCTACCAGAATATATTTAATTACCCTTACAGTTTGTGACTTAGCATTTCAACTTCGATGCCGAGTTTCTGTATAGTTCTCATATTGGCAGGTGTTAACGTCTTTTGATTTGTAAGCTCTGTTAAGAGCTTTGATTTGTCACAAGCTGGATAGTAACGGTACTGACCATAGTCAGAACGCATATTCATTTGGATTTTCATAATCATTTTCCAGTTATTTAATTAATCATCTACTGCTTTCAAAGAAAGCTAAGTAGTAGATTATTAATTAGTTTTGACGGATGGCAGATAGAAAATACTCAGCTTCACATAGATCATCACAAGTTGTGATGTGGTCTCCGGTAATTGTATTGTGGAGGTCATAACCTCCATTGAAGGAAGATACTTCCATGTCTAGCTCGGAGAAATAGAAATTGAGGGATTGAATATTGGTCATCAGGTTGCTCCAATTAAGTTTTAATTAATCATCTAGCTAGTTCGTAAGAACTCACTAGATAGATTATTAATTAGTTTCATCATAGACTGTCAAGAACTTCATCAAAGTTTATTCGAATCTCATCAGTTGTTGCATTACTGCAACAGTCAGGGTTTGGTAGTTAGTCGGTTGATATCTAATATTATTTTTTATCTTTAGAGATCACTTTGATCTCTCTAAATATAAAAAATAAAACCTTGCAAGGTGATATTTCTTTTTATCTCCAAAGATTCTGTAAGAATCTTCATAGATTCTGTAAGAATCTTCCTGGATGTGATGTATATGTCACATATTCGCATGGGGGTGTTGCAGATATGTCACATGTCTTTAAATAATCTATAGAGATTATTTAATATACGACCCCCCACCAAAAAAATTGACTCAGCTATATAATATATATACCCCTCCCCCCATATACTTACCAAAAATAAGAGGGTCATTTCATCTATATAAAATTATGATGATTTAAACCTAATTATTTTAGGCGGGAGCCTTGACAGAATCTATATACTCCTGTATAATAATCTCTAGAGATTCGAACAAACAGTTATTAGTTATTATTATCGTTTATTATTAATAATTGTTATAATGTTTATTATTAATAATAATTTTTAAAAGGTTTTATGTTATCTCTATAGAGACTCTATAGAGATACTAAAGAGTATCTATGGAGATTAATGAAGAATACATAAAGGATCAAGAAAATCCTGTAAATACATTGATGACATTAAGTACATTAATGGATGATCTTGTTTTAAAGGAATCACAGGATAGCTTTTTGTCCTTTGTCCGTATGGTTGCTCCTACTCTTGTGTCTGATTGGAAGATGGGTAGACACATAAAGCTACTTTCTGATAAACTTCAGAGAGTAAAGGACGGAGAGATTAAAAGACTTATGATCTTTCTTCCTCCTCGCTCTTCCAAGTCTGTCATATGCTCCAAGATATTCCCAGCATGGTATATAGGTAATAATCCTACACATGAGATTATGTCTATATCTCATAGTGATCAGTTAGCTAGTGACTTTGGTAGATCAGTTCGAGATGTAGTAAACACTGATCAGTTTCAAAATATATTTCCTAATGTTCAAATACGGCAGGATGTACGGGCGGCAGGTAAATGGAAAACAAATCTTAATGGAACCTACTATGCTGCTGGTGTTAGATCACAGATTGCGGGACGAGGAGCACATATAGCAATACTAGATGATGCTATGTCAGAGGAAGATAGTTTCTCTGAAGCGGGTAGGCGGTATATTAAGGAATGGTATCCTGCAGGTTTGCGTACTCGTATCATGCCTAACGGGTCTATTGTAATTGTGAATACCCGATACCACCATGATGATCTTTGTGGTTGGTTATTAAAACAACAAGAAGTAATGGATATGGAAGCCACTCATAAATGGGAGGTAGTTCGTATTCCTGCATGGATAGATGAAGAAGCATCAAAGCTTCTGGACTTACCTGTAGGAAGTTCTTACTTTCCTGAGTGGAAACCTGATGAAGTATTACGAGTTGATGAAGAAGAGATCATTGCAAGTAATGGGTCAAGGTACTGGGATTCATTGTATATGCAGAATCCTACACCAGAAGAAGGTGGAATAATAAAAAAGAGATGGATACAAAGATGGGAATATGATGATCCTCCCACCTGTGACTTTGTTATTCAAACATTAGATACAGCCTTCTCGACAAAGAGTAGTGCTGACTTCTCCGTTATTCAAACATGGGGTATCTTTCAGATGCCCGAAGAAAGCTACGAAGGAGAAGAGTATATTGCTAGTAATCTTATTCTACTAGGAAATACCAGAGGAAGATTTGAATATCCTGATCTCCGAAAGATAGCTCAAAATCTACATGAAGAGTATAGACCTGATATTTGTATTGTGGAAAAGAAAGCTAGTGGTCAATCACTGATACAAGATTTACGACGAGGTGGTTTGCCTATTCTAGAGTACACACCAGATAGAGACAAGGTAGCTAGAGTATACGCAGCAACTCCGGTGTTAGAAGCGGGACGCTTGTGGATACCGAAGAATAAAAAATGGGCAGATGATCTGATTGAAGAACTACTAAGTTTTCCTAACGGTAGACATGATGATCAGGTAGATGCTTTAGCTATGGCTGTGCATTACATGAAAGAGTCATGGCATCTAACTCATCCAGATGATCCTAGCTGGGAAGATGATGTAAATCCCCGTAGACAAAAGAAAGTTGCATACTGGAGAGTTTAGTGGTATAATTATTTTCTAACAGCAAGAGGTGTAACCGAATGGGCTTTCCATTAGAACTTGTAACAATGCTTGGCTCTGGATTATTATCTGGAGTTATGGCTATTTGGTCACAAAGTATGAAAGCAAAACAAGAAGTTTTCAACAGGGCTATAGAAGGATTACAAGAACAATCAAAAGCAACAGACCTTGCTCGACGTTACGAGAATACCGGATTTCAGATTACAAGAAGAGCTATTGCAATCTCTGCTGTGTTAGCCATTATTGTTTGGCCTAAAGTTGTAGCAGTATTCTGGCCTGATATTTTGGTAACAGTAGGTTATACAGAATTTAATCCTGGCTTTTTCTTTGTGACTGAAGGAAAAGAAATAATAAAATGGCAAGCTTTACGAGGTTTAGTTCTAACACCTCTTGACACTCATCTAGTATCTGCTATTGTAGGACTCTACTTTGGTGCATCTATTGTTAAAAACTCAAGATAAATGATGTTAGGACTTGTTGTGTGGGATTTTGAAAAAGGAATAGATCATAATCTGATCAGACCAAATCAGAAAGATTTTAAATCTTTTGAATCATACTGGAAAGAATTAAGTAACTATCTTTACTTGAAGTATAAGGATACAAGAAAAAATGGCGATTGAACGAAACCCCTTCGATCAAAAAGGTGATGCAGAAATTATTGAGCTTGATACAAGTAATGGTGCATCTATTGATATAGAAAATAATGTAAGTTTTGATCTTGATTCTGACGGTGGGGTAGTTGTAAATTTTGAAGAAGGTATAGAGGTAGAAGCTAAACCAGATATTAAAGAATGGTTTGAAGACCTAGCAGATAAGGTTGACGATAACGGTCTAGAAGAAATAGCTAATAAAGTTTTTGATAACTTTGAATCTGATAGAGATTCTAGAAGTGAATGGGAGAGTATGTTTGAACGGGGCTTTGATCTTTTAGGATTAAAGCTTCAAGATGCGTCAGAACCTTTTGAGGGAGCCTGTACCGCTGTCCATCCTCTCCTTATTGAATCAGCCGTTAAGTTTCAGGCAAAGGCTTCGCTTGAATTATTTCCAGCAGCCGGTCCAGTTAAGTCGCAAGTAATAGGTATCGAGACTCCTGATAAGATGGAACAGGCTAATCGTGTACAAGAATTTATGAACTATCAGCTAACTGAACAGATGCCGGAATACTTTGACGAATCAGAACGGCTATTGTTTCATCTACCTATTATCGGTTCCGCTTTTAAGAAAACATATTATGATGCTGCATTAGAGCGTCCTGTATCTGAGTTTGTTCCTATTGATCAATTCTATGTATCATACTATGCAAGTAATCTAAGGAAAGCAGATAGATATACTCATGTAATTTATAGAAGTCCAACTGACCTCATCAAGGAAATTGATGTGGGTATGTATCGGGATATTGATTTACCAGAAGCTTATGTTCCTGAACAATCATCCATGGCAACTAAGTTAGATACAGTCTTAGGTCTTGCTCAAACAACCGATTCTGATTATCAGTATGTTCTTCTAGAGCAGCACTGTTATCTTGAATTATCAGAAGACTCTGAACATGAAGAGGGTGTGTCCCTTCCTTATATTGTGACACTAGAAGAACAATCAAAACAAATTCTAAGTATTCGTAGAAACTATAGACCTGACGATAAAACAAGACAAAAAGTAATGCACTTTGTTCATTACAAATATGTTCCGGGCTTTGGTTTCTATGGGTTAGGCTTGATCCATTTCCTTGGTAATCTAACGATGACTGCTACGGCAGCTATGAGAGCGTTAGTGGATGCGGGTCAATTTGCTAATCTGCCAGGAGGGTTTAAAGCCAAAGGAGTTAGAATTGTTGGTGATAATGATCCGATATCTCCTGGTGAGTTTAAAGAAGTTGAGGCAACGGGAATGGACTTATCTAAGTCTATTGTTCCGCTGCCTTATAAAGAGCCGTCCAATACTCTTCTTTCTATGCTCAATTTTGTTATTGGTGCTGGACAGAAGTTTGCTGACTCAACAGAACAGGTAGTATCTGATGCCGCCTCTTATGGTCCCGTAGGTACTACGATGGCGCTGCTGGAAGCCAGTAGTAAATTTTTCTCAGCTATTCATAAAAGGCTTCACAACGCACAACGAGAAGAATTAAAAATATTAGCGCAGATTAATTATGACTATCTGCCTAATGAATATCCATTTGAGGTTCCGGGAGTATCACGACAAGTTCTAAAAAGAGATTTTGATGGAAGAGTAGATATTGTCCCAGTAAGTGACCCAAATATTCCTTCTAATGCTCATCGGATGATGTTGTCTCAGCTAGCTTTACAGTTAGCCCAACAAGCTCCTCCTGGTATGTTTAATATGGAAGAGTTGAATAGAACAATTCTCCAAGCAGCTAACATGCCTAATCTTGATCTAATACTTCCACCTGAAACAAAACCTAAACCTCTTGATCCTTTATCAGATATTCAAGTTGCAATTAAAGGTAAACCTATTGGAGCTTTTCCAGGCCAAAATCATGATGCACATATTCAAGTTAAGATGTCTTTCATGCAAGACCCTATGGGTGGTGGTCAGCCTTTAATGGCATCAGTTATTCCTGTACTACAAGCTAATATTCAAGAACATACTGTTATGAAGTATAAGGAACAGGTTGAAGGTGTTGCTCTAACTATGAAAGATCAAGTACCAGAAGGTCAGCCTATTACATCAGATATGATTGAGTTTGCTATGGCTCAAGCTGCACAACAAGTTCTTCAAGCTAATAATCCACAGATGATGCAACCAACACCAGAACAACAGCTTGTTCAAATTGAAACTATGAAGCTTGAAGTTGAACGAGATAAGCTACAAGCACAGATGGCTAAAGATGCTGCTAGTGCTGCATTGAAAAATAGAGAATTAGATATTGACGAGAATGAAATTGTTATTAAGTATATTGGAGAAGGCACTAAGGAGCAACAGAAACTTGCAGCCGATATGGAGATGAATCAATCTGACCATGCTATTAAAGCTATTGAGACTTTATTGAAGGGAGCCTTAGAGGAACAGAAGCTAGACGATAATAATGCGTATAAAGCTGCAGAACTTCTTACAAGATTAGCTGGAAATAAAATGTCATCTGATACAAAAATAGAATCGGAAAGCATGAAAACTGTTACAAATCTTATAAAGGACTTAAGTAATGGAAAAACAAATTAGAAAAATTAAAAATAAAATTAATAAGTATTGTAATAAATTTAAAAATGTTGTGGGATGCGGTTCCTGTAACTGCCTACCTATAGGACATCAAGCTCCTTGTGGTATATGGAAAAAAGTTTTAATTGTAGGTGCAGCATCATTCATTACTGGAGCTATAGTTGTATAAATGAATTTATGGGATGAGATTGTTGATTCATATGACAAAGAATTAGAATCAGTGAGAAGTAATTTATCGGAGGGATCAGCTTCCGATTACGCAACATATAAAGAATTAGTAGGGTTCCATTCTGGAATTTCATGGGCAAAAAGTAATATTCTTTCAATTGTAAAAAAACGATACTATGATAATGAGGAGAGTTAACCATGCAAGTTCAAGCTTTAAATAAAGCTATTCAGAATGATCAATGGATTACAGGATTTGAAGAAGAAATTCCTGATCCTAAAGTACTACCAGATATTCCTGGTTTCCATGTTTTAATTAGACCTATCTCAGTTAAGCCAGTAACTAAAGGGGGTATCTATTTACCAGACTCTACAAGAGATGATATTGCCTATCTAACAACTGTTGGAAAGGTTTTAAAAGTCGGTGAGCAAGCATATAAAGATGTTAGTAAGTTTACCGGACCACCGTGGTGTAAAGAAGATGAATATGTATGCTACGGAAAAAATGCAGGTATTAAACTTCATTACAAAGGAATTAAATTACTTCTTTTGTATGATGATCAAATTATTATGCGAGTTGAAAATCCAAAAGATTTAGACCCTACTTTTAATTTATCTTGCTAGAATAGTTGCACCAATTACAATTATATTGTATAATTAGTTATTCGTAACCGCCTGTGTCGAAGCAGCGTATAAAGGAAAATTTAATGAGTAAAGACGAAACGGAATGGGGAGACGTTACTGTCCCAGATCAGGTTGATTTTGAAGTTGAGAATGATTCTAAAGAAAAGGAGGTGATCGAGACATCTACTGAAATTAAAACAGCAGAGGAGATCGAAAAACCTAAACAAGAATTAGAAGAAACGAAGAAAGAATCTATTCAAGAACTTGATGGAATACAAACATCAGGTGCACAGAAAAGAATAAGAAATCTTGTTCGACAAAGAAAAGAGAGAGATGAACGTATCCAAGCTCTTCTACAAGAAAAAGAAAATTTAGAAACAAATCTAAAGAGCATGGAAAGAACCTACGTTGATACACAAAAAGTTAATAGCTCTGTTTCACAAAAACAATTAGAAGAACAGATATCATTAGCTAAAAATGATTACGTTGAAGCTTATAATTCAGGTGATCCTGAAAGAACTCTAGCAGCTTTAGATGTTCTTCAAAGAGCATCTACTAATATTGATGATATTAAACGACATCAGTATGCTTTAGAAGATTATGAGAAGAAACAAGAAGCTGGTGCTGCGCAACCACAAGCTGCTCAAGCTCCTCAAAAGCCAGATGCAATGGCTGTAGATTGGGCGGAAGAGAATGAATGGTTTGGAAAAGATTCTATTATGACGGCAGCAGCTTATACAATTGATGCAGAATTAAAACAAATAGGTTATGATCCTCACGAACAGGATTTTTATAATGAGATTGACCGACGATTGAGAACTGAATTTCCTCAGAAGTTTAGTCAAGAAGAAAATAACGGGAGTGTTGATACCGGAACAATTCAACAACCCTCTCAGGTGGTGGCTGGAACATCACGCAGTCCCTCCAGTTCTAATAAGAAAGTAAAGTTGTCTAAAGAAGACGTAAGGCTTGCACAGAAATGGAACATACCACTTGAGGTATATGCCGCTGAAAAACTAAAAGTTGATAAATCAGATGGTGAATATACAGATATAACATTTAAGCGTGGAGTATAGTAAAATGAATACACGGAAAGAAACTAAAGAACGTAGCATTGATACGAGAGAACAAAATTCAAGAGAAGAAACAGAGTGGACTTATGAAGAGCCAAATGCTCTAGAGATTCCTGATAGCGTATATAGACGCTTTGAAAATGAAGGAATGGGTCTACGATGGATTCGCATTACATTACGCAACCAAGACGATTATCAAAATGTTGGTAAGAAACAGTCAGAAGGTTGGACTTTTGTAGACCCTGAAGAAGTTCCTGAACTATCCATGTCCTCTATCGTTCAAGAGGGTGGGCGGTATGCTGGTACAGTCTGTCGTGGAGACTTAGCTTTGGCTAAAATGCCCCTTGGCAAGCTTGCTGCTCGTAAACGGTATTATGAGACGAAGAGTAAAGAACTTATAGATGCGGTTAATTCGCAACTAGAAGGCGCTTCTGATTCCCGTATGCCCATTACAAACAACAATCGTTCATCTGTTACTAGAGGAAGGCGACCAAGCTTTCAAGACTAAAACAGAGAACGGTATAACTTAGGAAAGGATAGACAATATGTCAACTACAAAAAATCTTCGTGGTTTCCTTCCCGCTCGTAAACGTGGTTCAGGTACTAACTCCACTGGTGTTGACGAACTTCCCATTGCTTCCGGCGATGCTAGATCAATCTTCACGGGTGACTTGGTAAAAACCTCTCTTGGTAATATTGAACCCGTTTCGGCAGATGCTGACTTTGCAGTTGGTGTCTTTCAGGGAGTCTACTACGAAGCCAATGGTGAGCCTAATTTCTCACAATATTGGCCAGCGAATACCAGTGCTTCTAATATTAAAGCAGTGGTAAACACTAACCCCGCCACAACGTATTTCATCCAAGCGGATGCTACAATTAGTTCAGGCGATATCAATACTCTAAACTTCGGTCTAACTCTTGGCGCTGGCAGTACCTTTACAGGTCAGTCAGGCTTTGGTATTAAGGCTGCAACTCGTAACGACGCCATTCTTCCAGTAAGAGCTATTGGTGTTGAGGATGTTCCAGGGAATGATATCGATATTGCTACTGAAAGAGCATTTCCGGTTGTTGAAGTTCGTATTGTTAAACATGTCGATGCGATGCTTTCCGCACCGGCTGGCATCTAGTAAGGAGGTTTAATCATGGCTATTAATAGAGCTAGTATTTCTAAAGAACTACTTCCTGGTCTAAATGCTATTTTTGGTTTAGAATATGGCGAAGTAGAAAATGAACATGCACCTTTGTTTGAAATTGAAAATTCAGATCGTGCATTTGAAGAAGAAGTCTTGTTTACGGGCTTCGGTAATGCTCCAGTAAAAGCGGAAGGCGCTGCTGTTACATATGACGAGGCTAGTGAAAGCTATGTTGCTCGTTATACTAACGAAACGATTTCGCTTGCTTTTGCCGTTACGGAAGAAGCTATGGAAGACAATCTGTATGATACGTTTGCAAAGTTGCGCTCTAAGTCTCTTGCGAGAGCAATGGGTAATACTAAGCAAGTAAAAGGTGCGGATGTTTTCAACCAAGGCTTTAACACCTCTTATGCAGGAGGTGACGGACAACCACTTTTTAGTGCGTCCCATCCAACTGTAGACGGTACACAAACTAACGTACTTTCTGCGGCTGATTTGTCTTTCGCTTCTCTTGAAGCGGCGCTTACGACTATCCAAAAGATTAAGGATGATCGGGGCATTTTGACAGGTGGAAGTGCAGAATCACTTCATGTTGCTCCTGATAACTGGGCAACGTCGAACTCGTTATTGAACTCCACTCTTATTCCTGCTTCTGGTACGGTTTCCGCTCTTGGCGGATCACAAGCTGCTACCAACCCAGCAGGGTGGAATGATGTGAACTCCATTCAAAGCATGTCTATGCTTCCGAAGGGTGTGTTTATTAACCGTCGATTCACTGATGCAGACGCTTGGTTCATTAAGACGAATGTTCCAAACGGTACTAAGATGTTTGTTCGTTCACCGTTGCAAACTAAGATGGAGCCTGACTTCGATACCGGCAACCTTCGCTTTAAAGCTAGAGAGCGTTATAGTTTTGGTTGGTCCGATTGGAGAGGTTTCTTTGGTAATCAAGGTAACTAAAACTAGGGTGAGAGGAGGGAGAAATCTCTCCTCTTATTCTGATTGGAGATAAATATGTCAAATATTCGATTAGCTCAAGTTACAGGGGGTGCCGGAGGAAATGGTATTTTTGTAGATACTATATCAAGTGTTACGATTGCTGATACTAGAATACAGGTTTATTCCTTGGCTGTATCAACAGCATCTGAAATAATTGTAGGTGATCAAAACGGACCTAAAATAAAACATGCTGCACTAGGTACTAACGTAATGGATAATGTATATCTAAATGAAGTGGGTGTTAAGTGTAGTGGTAAAGTGTCATTGGCTGGATCTAGTGCTGGTGGCAAATTTTATATTTACTATGGATAAAGCTTATGGTTGATTATACCTATCTTGTAAATGATATTATTAATACGTCTGAAAATACAGGCACAGATTTTGTTGACCAGATTCCAAGATTTGTAAACAAGGCAGAGAACAGATTAATAAAAGAATTAGATGATATTGGTTTGAATACATCTGTTTCTATTGCTTGTGCTGTGAGTAGTCAAGTTGTTTCTGTTTCAGACGATACAAGAATTATTAGGCATGTTAATCTAAGAGCAAGTGGAAGTAAAATTAATTTACTTCAACGGACTGAAGAATTTTTAAATGATTTTTGGCCTTATGCTAATACATCAACAGGAGTTCCAAAGTACTATTCAATTCGTAATAACTCAGTTATACATGTGGCTCCTACACCGACTTCGGCTTATCAGGGTGAAGTTCTCTATGTAGCAAGACCAACCACACTTACTTCTGCAGCCCCCACAAATTATTTTACAGACTTCTGCTATGATGCTTTATTTTATGCTTCTATGATTGAAGCATGTTTATTTATGAAAGATTCAAACTTCAGTGCTATTTTTACAAATGAGTACAGAGGCGCTATAGAAGGACTACGCAATCAAGCTAGAAGAAATCGTCAAGATAATATGGAGAACAATGCGAACCCTGATGGATCAGCTAATACTTTAGTCCAAGGGTCTAACTAAGGAGAATACTTATGCCACTTATTAATAATAAAATTTATTCTTATGACGCAAAAGGTTTTAAGCGTTATAAAGAAGAGAAGATAGAATGTACAGGTAGACCTACTGGGCAAGGTTATGGTGCGGCTAGAAAGGGACCGGCTGCTAATAAGACTGCTGTTACGACAAGTCCAGTTGTTATTGACGATAAGGAATATGATTATTCTGTTTAGCTATGTCTGAACTAGCAGTTATTAAGCTACACTCTAAAGCTTTATATCATTATTTTAAAACACCAGAATGGTATAAATTTTTAATATATTTATTAGGTAGATCACCATCTGAGCCTCTTGATAGAACAGGAACTTTAAAGAACTTATATAAGGTTGATCCTAAATATAAACTTCAGATACCAACAGAAATAGAAGAAGTAAGCTTAATTAACTGTATTGAAGATAAAATTAACATAATTAATTCTTTATCTAATAATAAATATATTGATGTTTTTCTTTCAGGTGGTTTTGATTCTGCAGTAATGTACGCAGGATTTTTACAGAATTGTAATAAAAATAAAATTAGAGCGGTATTTACTTTTGATAAGGATACAAAAAATAGAAAGGCTTTAAATCAATTCAATCCTGCTTTGTATAAATTTATAGTTGATAATAATCATAATTATAGATTGCTTAATAACACTGAGCTTCATCCAGAAGATTCTGTATCAATTATAGGTCATCCTGGTAATACATTATCAAACGGTACAGTTCATAATGATAGTTATTATCATGGTTTAATAACAGATAAATGGCCTGATATTTTAAATGACGTATATAAGAATAAGTCTTGGCAAGAATTAATAAAAGATATTGCAGACGAAATATCAGAGTGTCATAGTGAAACAGTTGTTGAGGAATTAAATAATTTTATTGAAGCAGCACCAATAAGTATTAAGAATGATCCGTTAAAAACTTTATGGTGGATTAAATTTAATTTTGCATATACAGACAGAGTTATCGGACCTTGGTATTTAATGAACGAAATTTCAGTTGATAGAGCAGATAATGTTTTTTCTTTTTACCATAGTGATCAGTTTCAAAAATACATGATGCATACTTGTTTAGAACAGGGAAAATATATTAAGCCAGAACATGGTCGTAATACAGAAATGATTAAGTATATGTTATCTTTTTATAAAGATCAATCTCTTATTGACTACTCTAATCAACTACCTCATCAAAAAGGCGAAGTTCATAAAGGTCAAAGTCGAGGAGTGATTAGATTAAATAATGGTAAAGTTTTATCTAAAGAAACTTTTTTAGATAACTATAATTCAATTAAAGAAATATTTTATCAATAGGAGGTATTGATGGTAAAAAGTATAGTAGCCGCAGTGTTAAAAAGAGGTCGAAAGAGTAAAAAAGGTCGTCCTTCTAATAAAGTTAAAGAGTTAATGGAATCAAAAGACATCTCCCGTGCAGAAGCTGAGAAGCTTGTAAAGAAAGAATCTTCTTCTAAAAAGAAATCTGTTAAGAAAAAAACAGCTAAGAAGAAAACAGCTAAGAAGAAAGATGAACCAAAAAGAAGCAAGTCTGAACAAGGCGAGTTGAATCGTTTGGTTAAACAGCAGAAACGAGACATGTCTGAAAGCAGTGGAATCGAAACGCCTAGAGCAGGTTCAACCTCTGAAGAAAGACTTTCAATTAATGCTCCCGCAAGATCAAAAGAACTTCCTCCAGTAAGAGAAGATATGTCTTCTGCACAACTTAGACGTATGGTAACGTCTGGTTTAGCAGGTATTGGAAATAAAGGTCAAGTTACTAATAAAGGAACCTACTCATCTGGTGCAGATGTAGGTCAAAGAATGATGCGAGGCGGTGATGGTAATGTTAATACTAAAGCTTTAGAAGATGAGTTACGAGAATTAGGTGGCTTTGAAGGACTTTTCAAAGGTGGAAAAGTTGGTAAGGGTAAAGGTAAGGGTATTGGCAAAGGGTGTGGCAAAGCCATGCGAGGTGCCGGTGCTGTTAGAAAAGATTAAGGGAGATATAAGATGGTTAAAAGTTTAATAAGGGCTGCAATAAAATCAAAAACTATGAAACCCCGAAAAGGAGTTGGTAAGAAGAGTAAGCCTAGACCAGCAGCAGCAGGTGGAAAAAGACCTCCCGGTAATGGTAAAAAGGGAATCACTGGAGGAGCTTTGTTTAATCAACAAGGTGTTTCTAAAAAGGGTAAGTCTAGAAAAGGCGAAGACTCTGATGTGCTTGCAGCAGATAGTCCAACTAGAAGAAGAGCAGAAAAACTTGAAAAACGATCCATAGTTTCTGAACCTAACTATTCTAAGATGAATGAAGTAGGAACACAAGGGGAAAGAGTTACTCAAGGTGGTGGCACTTCTGTTATGCAAGCTACTAGACAACGTAGACTTATAAATGAAAAAGCTACACGACAAGCTATAAAAGCACAAGAAAGAATTAATAAAAGATTAGATGAACTAAAAGTTAAATTAAAAGATTCTACTGCTGATAAAAATGTTAGTCCCGGCAGAAGAATAGGGAATGCTCAAAAGATAAAAAGAGAAATAGATGTTCAAAAAGATTTGTTACAACAAGCTCAAGATAAACAGAGATCATCATCTGGTAAAAGTAAAAAGTCTCCTAGAGTTCCTGTAGCTGATTATAATAAAGGAGGTAGAGTAGGAAAAACATTAAAACCAGTAGGCTGTGGAAAAGCACAAAGAGGTTTTGGTAAAGGACCATATAAGAAGTAAGGAATGTAAAATGGCTAAACTTTGTCCAAAAGGAAAAGCAGCAGCAAAAAGAAAGTTTGATGTTTACCCATCAGCTTATGCTAATATGTATGCGTCTGCAGTTTGTAGTGGCAAAGTAACTCCTGGTGGAAAGAAAAAGGTTGTTAAGAAGAAAAAAGGAGGCGGTCTTAGAGAATGGGTAGGCGAGAAGTGGGTAGACATAGGCGCTCCTAAAAAGAATGGTAAGTATCAACCTTGTGGTAGAAAGTCTACTAAAGAAAGTAAAAGAAAATATCCTAAGTGTGTACCACTTGCTAAAGCAAAAAACATGACGGCTTCAGAAAAAAAATCTGCTGTTAAAAGAAAAAGAAGTAAACCTCAAGGTGTAGGAGGTAAACCTACGATGGTTAAAACTTTTAAATCTAAAGGTGGTTCAATTAAACCTAGAGGATGTGGAGTAGCTAAAAAAGGTTTTGGTAAAGCTATGAAAGATAAATAGGTACAGAATGGCAATAAGAACAAAAAAGAAAAGTGTACGGAAAGGCACAGGCATGAAAGGGATGACTATCGGTGGTGGTCATAAACGTCCTACTAAGTCTGGTGCTGGTCTAACGGCTAAAGGAGTAGCTAAGTATCGTAGACAAAATCCTGGTAGTAAACTTAAAACAGCCGTTACTGAATCTAAACCTACTGGTAAGAGAGCAACAAGACGTAAAAGTTACTGTGCTAGATCAGCAGGACAAATGAAAAAATTTCCCAAAGCAGCTAAGAATCCTAACTCAAGACTTAGGCAAGCTAGAAAAAGATGGAAGTGTTAGATGGCTAAAGGCAAGACACATTTTATTAAAGATGGTACACCCTACTATGGTGAAGTTCATAAGATGCCGGACCAATCAATCCATAGTGGCAAAACACATACTAAAGCATCAAAGAAGGTGATGCACTTTAAGGACTTGTCTAATGCTGCTAAAAACAAAGCAGGTGGCAAAATGGCAAAAGCTATGTATAAAGTTAAAAGTAAAAAGGGATAAGTTAAATGGCGACTAGTGAAACATTTACGTTCAATTTAGATATTGATGACGTTATTCAAGAAGCAATAGAGATGATTGGTGGAGAGCAAACGCTAGGCCATGAACCAGCTTCTGCTCGTCGCTCTTTAAATCTAATGTTAAAAGATTGGCAGAATAGAGAAATTCTTTTATGGACAACAGAGACATCTGTTATTTCCCTTACAACTAGCACCACCGCATATCCTCTTAGTGATTCAACTATTGATACTCTTCAAGTTATATTAAATAGAGATAATACTGATCTTCCTTTAACTCGTATTTCTTTTGAAGAATATTTACAAGTTCCAAGAAAGGGACAGACAGGTAGACCAACACAGTTTACTGTAAAGAGAAACAGAGATAACCCAACTATATTTCTTTGGCCTATTCCTGAAAATTCAACAGATACTTTAAAAGTAGAAAAGATTAGCGAGTTTCAAGATATTAATAAATCTGCAGGACAGAATGCTGATATCTCTAAAAGATTTCTTCCTTGTTTAACAGCGGGTCTTGCATATTATATGTCAATGAAAAGACCAAAGATTGATCCAGGTAGAATAACTATGCTAAAACAAAACTATGAGGAACTTCTTGAACGAGCAAATGTTGAAGATAGAGAAAGAGCTAGTATGTATATTAGACCTAGACTTGGTTATATTTAGAGCGAGTCTTTAATATGGCAACAAATAAAAATGCTAAAGCAATTTGCGATACTTGTGGATTTCAATATCCTCTTAGAGTATTAAAAAAGAATAGTTATGGAATGATGGTTTGTCCAACTGATTGGGAAGGTCAGTATGATTTAAAAAACCATCCACAAAATAAAACACCTAATGTAAGAGATGACGAAACACTTCGTAATCCCAGACCCCCATCTAATAATGATAGAAATATTGCTTGGCAAGCAGCGGGTACTGAATGGGAAAATGAAACAACTGAATGGAATCAGGTTTAATGAGTACACTTACTGGAAATTTAATTGCAAACACATATAAACAACTCCTGCAAGTTGGATCAGGTAATGATGGTTTAACCTCGACAGAACAATATGTTCAAGATGGATCAGGAGAAAACTCAGCTTTAAAGTTAAGTAAGAGTGCTGTAGATGTTAATGGAACATTTAAACTTAATGGTCAAGCGATTACAGCTAATGCATCAGCTATTAATGCTATTACTGATCTTACAGGTATAACAGGTATTGTTGCAGTTAGTGGCGGTAATGCTTTAGGTAGAACACTAACTGCCGGAGCAGGTATTGCAATTACAAATGCAAATGGTACAGAAGGTAATCCAACTTTTGCTGTTAGCCTATCTGGTACTACAATTCATGTTGCTAAAGTTTCTGCATCTGCAGCAACGATTACAGGAATTGTTTCTGCTGCATTTTTTGTAGGAGATGGACGTAATCTAATAAATGTTCCATCAGCAGAAGGTGGTACTATGAAACGAGTAGACGCTGGTACAGGTATTAAAATGACTGTAGGTGGTGCTGTATCTAGTTCTATTCCTGTTAGTGGTGTTGTGGCTGTCTCTGCCAATCAAAACTTTGGTACAGTTTCTGTTAGTACTGCTTTTGTAGCAACAGGCTCCGCAGTCTTTGGAATTTTAAGTGCTACTAATATTGATTCTGACGAACTATTAATGGCAGGAGTATCAGCCGCAAATGTAACAGAAGTTGCTGCTGTATCTGCTCTTACAAAAACTAATCTTAATGCTATCACAAGTATTAATTCTATTATAGGTGATGGTGGAAATTATGCTACCAGTGCAGAACTAGCAACCGTATCTGCTGCTTTAGCCACTAGTATTGCTACAGCTAATACAAGAATAACATCTGTTAGTGACTTTGCAGTTGCTCTCTCAGCTACAATGGCTACTAGTATAGGAACAGCTAATACTCGCATAACATCTGTAAGTGATTATGCAGTAGCTCTTTCAGCTACAATGGCTACTAGTATAGGAACTGCAAACACTCGTATAACTTCTGTTAGTGATTATGCAGTAGCTCTTTCAGCTACAATGGCTACCAGTATTGGAAATAGAACTGCTGCTATTACTTCTATTAATGGTGTTGTTGGAAATGGTTCAGGTTTTGTAACACCTTCACAATTAGCTACTGTATCTGCTGCTCTTGCTACAAGCATTGGAACTGCAAACACTCGTATAACTTCTGTTAGTGATTATGCAGTTGCACTGTCTGCAACTCTGGCTACAAGTATTAATAATAGAACAGGAGCTATAACATCTGTCAATACAGTTATTACAAATCTTTCTGCCACCCTTGCAACCAGCATTGGAACAGCTAATACTCGTATAACTTCTGTTAGTAACTTTGCGGTAGCCTTATCTGCAACACTAGCAACAAGTATTGGAACTAGATTAGTTATTGCTAGTAACCTTTCAGATTTAAATAATGCTAGTACGGCTAGAACAAATCTTGGAGTAGCAATTGGAAGTAATGTTGAAGCTTTTAATGCTGATATTTTAAAAGCAGATGAGGCGGATGAATTAACCGCTGGCTTTAGTGCTGCTGCTCATAGTGCAGGTACAAAGTCTAGCGGCACTTATACACCTGATGTTGACGACGGAAACTTCCAACATGCAATTAATGGTGGCGCACATACATTAGCTGTTCCTGCTAAAAACTGTACAATGATAATTTTATATAAAAATAATGGAAGTGCAGGAACTATAACTACTTCTGGTTATACTGTTACAGATGGAGATAGTTTAACAACTACAAATGGACATGAGTTCTTTTTCTATATTACAAGAATAAATGATGGTTCAACTACATTTTCAATGCTAACCGTAAAGGCATTACAGTAACATGACTTTTCCACTACCTATAGTTCAAGGTGGTACTACAGTATTTTCTAGCGGAACTGTTATTACACTTTCTTCTAATGCAACTAATTATAATTTAGCTAATGACCTTACAAATAATTATAGTTGGGATGGGTCTACTGCTATTGATGTTATACTCAATATTAATTCAGGTGTAAACATTAGAGCATCTGTAGCCTCTACACCTGCTATTGCAGCCATATTAGTATCCGGTAGTAATCTAACTATAAATAACTCAGGAACTATAGCTGCTCATGGTGGAGTACAAGGTACTGGTGGTGGTGCTAATGCGGCTGGTGCCGCAGGTGCGGCTGGTGGTAACGCTATAGAATTGAGTAATCTAACTGGAATAATTAATAATGCTTCAGGAGCTAATATTGCTGGAGGAGGCGGTGGCGGCGGAGGAGGCGGCGGTGGTCGAGGCGCAGGAAGTCACAATGAAGAAACTGGCGCATGTAGTGGTCAATCAAGTTTTACTGGTGGTAACGGTGGGATAGGAGCAAGTTCTGATACTCCTGCTACCAATACACCGACAAATGGTTCTTCAGGTGGTTCAGGAGGCGGTACAGGCGGTACGGGCGGTGCTGGTGGCGGTTGGGGGGCTACAGGATCAGCAGGTGCAGCAGGTTCTGCATCGAACCCAGCATCCTGTAAAACAAATCAGGCAGGTGGTGCTGGAGGAGCAGCGGGTAAAGCGATTAATGTTGGCTCAGGTGCGACTAATACTTTTAATAATTCTGGAAATGTTTTCGGGGCTACAAGTTAAATAGGAATTAATTAATGCCATTTTTATTTTTTGCAAACAGAAGACCTACAGGTCAATCATTAATTATATCTTCAGATACAGAAAATTATAATCTGTCTAATGTGTTGCAAGGTAGTTACGATTGGAACGGTATAGACCCTATTGATGCAACAGTTATTGTTAATAGTGGTGTAAATGTTTTTAGTCAGCTTAGTAATGTACCAGCTTTAACTGCTCATCTTGTTGCCGGTAGTAATTTTACTTTAATTAATAATGGTAATATTATTGGTAGAGGAGGTAGTGCAGGTGGTGGTGGTGGTAGTGGTAGTAATGGCGGTGCTGCTGGAGACGGTGGAGATGCAATTAGCTTAGAAAATATTTCAGCAAGTGTTAGAAATAATTCTGGTGCAAACATTGCTGGCGGTGGTGGAGGCGGCGGTGGTGGTGGTGGCTACCGTAGTTGTACTACCTATGATTCTGAAGCGCAGAGTTGTAGTGATTGCACTAATTTAACAGGAGGTAATGGAGGTGCTGGTGCAAGTATTAATGATCCTCCCACAAATAGTGCAACTAGTGGTTCTTCAGGTGGAGCCTCAACAGGAGGAACTGGGGGAACTTGGGGTAATGTAGGTAATGGCGGCGCTGGTGGTAGTGGTCCTGGTGGAAATGCAAACTGTAGAGTCGCTGGCTCAGGTGGATCAGGAGGAGCAGCAGGAAAAGCAGTTAGATTAAATTCAGGTGCAACAGTAAATGTAACAAATAGTGGAAATGTTTTTGGAGCTACATCATAGATGTTATTTTTAAATAATCGTAGTTACATTCCAAAACAAAATAGTTTATACTACTACGAAGTAGATACTTCAGGAAACGAATATAAAATACCTAAAAATAGTTCAGCATGGATTATAAATAAAGAAAGTGTATCAGTCAAAAATTGGGGCGTATGTTTTGGTAGAGTTATTATTACTATATACGGGTATATACCACCAAACAGAACTGCTGAAATTAATTTAAACACTTATCTACCATATATTAATGGATGCAGCACTAACAATATTTTACCTCCAATTCGATCTGGTGATCCTTGTATGCAACTATTAAAGATACCCGCCGGATGTTCAGAACAAAAACATCATATTCATTCGACAGATAGAGTGGTATATGTTTTATCAGGAAGCGGTACAGCAGTTTCAGGTGTAGGTTCTAATACAGAGAAACATAAATTAATTGAAGGAAAAACTTTAATCTTAGATGCTATGGAGCCACATCACTTTGAAACAGATAACCAAGATTTAATTGTTGTTCCAATGCATATATGGTCTAGTACTAATGACGAGTTTAACCATCCTATGATGTTAGGAACTCATGCAGTATAAAAAATATATAATAAATACGTTTAAAGTTTTAGGTTTGTGTTTTGCCTTTTATGGTTGTTTTGCATATTCTACAGAACAGGTTAGAGTAATAGTTCAACTTCATCAACTGGAAGAAAGTTTTACAAAATGAGTCTAGTATTAAAAAAAAGGGACAATCCTTTACCAGGAAGTGACAAGTCACCTTCTGATATTGGTTTAAAAGTTATGGTTCTTAATGAAGCTAAGACAGCTTTTGAAGAGCAGTGGAAAGATTTAGCGACTGTTAAAAAAGTTGTGTTAGAAAGATTTGATGATCAATATGTAAGAAATATAAATTGGTATTTTCCAGAGCCTAAGAGCATGACACAAGTTGAACAGTTTCTTCGATCAGAAATAACTAAAGATCAAGCGACTACTATTTTAGGAGATACAGTAGAAGATAAAGCTACTGATGCATTAGATCAGTTTAAAAAAAATGCATCTAGATTATTTGTTGAAGAATTATATAAAACTAAAAGACAAGAAATTTTAAATGCTTCTGACCCGCAAACTTGTGTAGACATATTGAATGATCAAGATATATTTATTAATCCTGTGCCTGAAGAGGAATGTGTAGAATGTTCAGTTCTTTTACATACTGCCGTAGGTGTAGGACAAATTAGAAATGTGTTTAATTATTTAGATATTGATTGTAGCATTAAAGTTTTAGATAAATTTACAAGTATATTTAATTTTGAAAATACATCTTCAGTAGATAAGTCAACAGATATATTAGGTGATAAACTTATTATTGCTCGTCCAGATTTTTTAAGAGTTGGATCAGGAGAATATAAAAAAACAACACTAGATTTAATCGGAGAAGCTATTCATTGTCTTTGGACTCCAAATGATAGAACAAATACTTTAACAAGTAACTTAAAATTAGAAGCAAGTCCTATACCTGATGCAACAGGATTTACAAAATCCTTTGCAGAAGTAGCAGATGAAAAAGGTGTAGAGCTTTGGAATGAAGATAAAGAATTAAAAGTATATTGGAGCGGAGGAATAGATAGTACAGTAGCTCTGGTAAGTTTACTAAAAAGTAAACCTTCTGATTGGCATGATAAATTAAAAATTATCTATACTTTAAATTCTATTGAAGAGTATCCTTTATTTTGGAATAATTATATTAAAGATAAAATTCAAACAGAAGAAGTCTTAATGACAGAGAGAGATGCTAATAAATATTATATGGATAAACCTTTTTATTCTCCAGTTATAAGACATATTGCGGATAATTTAAATAAAGGTTTAACAATTACAGGAGAATGTGGTGATCAACTTTTTGGATCATCAGGATTTATATCTCATCCTGAAATATTAAAAATGACAGTAGATGAGTTTATTAAAAATAAATATCCTAATGATATTGAGGATATCAAATTGTTTAATTCTAAATGTCCATATACAATATCGTCTATTAAAGATTTATTTTGGTGGTGGAATTTTAATTTAAAATGGGAAGAAGTATCTTATCGTTCATTAGCTATGGTTAAAAATAGTAATAATATTAATAATGTTCGTCATTTCTTTAGAACAGATAATTTTCAAAAGTGGTCTGTAATGAATCCTGATAAAAAACTTAAAGATACATTGAAAAGCTATAAGTTTACGGCAAAAGATTATATATATGATTATACATCTGATGAAGATTATAGAGACAATAAACTAAAAATTGGTTCATTAAAAGTTAGATGGGGTCATTCTTTAGGAATAGATAATAAAAATAATATTATTTACGCAGGAGATACTTCTACTAATACTAGTCTACTTAAAGATAAATATGGAGATTCTTTACAAAAGTTTATTAACTAATATAAAGCTGATTACAATGATAAAATATATAATTTTTTTAATGGTATTCTTAACAACTTCTGTTGCTAATGCACATCATGATGTTTTAATTTGGAATTTTTGTCGTTCTGAAGAAGCTATTGTATCAATAGCAGAATCACAAACAGTATCAGAAGAAGATTATCACTATGTTCTTAGAAAATATCTTATAGAAGGTGAGTGTGTATTTAACGAAGAACCTATTCCAGGAATAACAAATACAATGTATAATAATTTTGTAGACACACAAGGAAGACTTTTTAGTCTTAGAAAGGTTTTACTTCTTGGAGGTATAGAAGTTTACACAATAGTTTTAGAGAATGAAAAAGGAATATAAGAATGGTAAGTAGTTACACAACTAGGATTAGACTAGAGAAGCAGGGAGATGGAGAAAATCCTAATAGCTGGGGTACAGTTTTAAATCAAAATGTTATTGATCTAGTAGACGAAGCTATTGCTGCTTATACGACAGTTGTTGTATCTAGTGCAGATGTAACTCTAACAGCTAATGACGGAACAACAGATCAATCTCGCAGTCCTTTTCTTGAACTTTCAGGAACAGTCTCTGCTAGTCTAAATGTTCTTGTTCCACAAAAGTCAAAGAGTTATGTTATTAATGATAAAACAACCAGACAAAATTCTGCAGCTATTACATTAAAAACAGCAGCGGGTACAGGCAGTACTGTTGCTGCTGGTAGTAGAAAGATGTTCTTATGTGATACTGTATCTGTTTTTGGTTTAGATTATTTAACTGCAGATACAACTACAGGTTTTGCAAAACTCTCTGTAGCAAATACTTTTACTGAAGCAAATACTTTTAATAAGGCAGTTGCCTTTGCATCTGCTGTTGGTTTTGCAACAAGTGTTTCAGCAACAAATATATTTGTAACTTCAATAGCTGCTAATTCAATGCAAGTATCTAGTGCATTATTTACTGCAGATGTCTGCGTTAATGGTCCTGCTACGTTTGTTTCTACAGCAACTTTTAGTGGTCAGCTAGTTATACCTCCGGTTACACTTACAGATGCTGCTTCAATTGCTTTAGACTTATCTACAGCAACAACATTCTTTGTTTCTTTAGCAGGTAATAGAACACTTGGAAATGGTGCTAATGCCCAGCCAGGACAAAGTGGATTTATTTATGTTTTTCAAGACGGTACTGGATCAAGAACATTGTCTTATGGGAATAGTTATAATTTCCCTGATGCAGAAGTTCCTGTATTGTCTACAGTAGCTAGTGCTGTTGATATGTTGGTATACAATGTACGAGGCGTTAGTGCTATTGATATGATTTTAGTTTCTTCATTTGGATAAAAGCATATGGCCTCTACTCTTTCTAAATTACAAAAATTAAATTTAAAGCCGGGATTTCACCGTGAGTCTACTCAGTATTCTGAGGAAGGTAAATGGTTTGATGGAGATCGAGTACGCTTTCGAGAAGGTAAGCCTGAAAATTTAAGAGGATATCAAAAATTTATTGATACTTCTTTTACCGGAACTGCTAGAGATTTACTTGCCTGGACAAATAATAATACAGAAAAACTTTTAGGTTATGGTACTGAAAGTAAATTATATGTTGTTTATAATGATTATCCTTATGATATAACACCAGTAGTTAGTACAGTTAGTATTGGTAACTTAGGGAGTGCAGGGAGTTTTGATACGGCTGCTGGCTCTCCTTTAATTGAGGTTAGTTCTAATAATAATGGAAGAAACGTCGGAGATTACGTTGAGTTTTCTAATACTTCTATTAACGGTTTTACCACAAACGGACTAGATTTTTCTGTATCTTCATTTGGTGGACCTACATTTGAAGTAGTAAGTGTTCAAGGAGTAAATAACTTTTTTATTAGTGTAACTAGTGTAGCCGCTAGTACAGAATCAAATCAGGGTTCAGGTATTGCTTTCTTTCTTTTAGCTACAGGTCAATCAAATCCAATTCAAGGATTGGGATATGGTGCAGGTATATATAATGCGGGTGTTTCAGCGACAGGAGAAAGAGCTTGGAATCAACCAGCAGAATCTTCTAACATTATTTTCTTAGGAACACAGTGGTCTTTAGATAACTTTGGTGAAGATTTACTTGCTGCTAGACAAGGAGGAAACTTAATTCATTGGGACGCTAATGCAAGTTTAGCGCCGGTTAGGTCTTCTGTTGTGGGTACTGCACCATCAAAAATTAATAGTATTGTTATATCTCCTAATGATCGTCATGTGATTGCTCTTGGAACAGAAGAGTTTGCAACATCAGTCTTTAATCCTCTTCTTGTAAGATGGTCAGATCAAGAAGATTATGCTAACTGGATTCCTTCAGTATCATCTACATCAGGTGAGCTTCAACTTATTGATGGTACTAGAATTGTTGGTGGTGTACGAGGACGTAATGCAATTCTAGTTTATACAGATAATGCTCTTTATACTCTGCAATTTGTTGGTCCTCCCTTTATATTTAGAATGTCTCAAGTCGGTACAAACTGTGGCTTGATAGGATCACATGCAGCTATTGATGTAGGGGGTAGAACATATTGGATGGGTGACACAGACTTCTTTATGTTCGATGGTTCAGTTAAAAAATTAGATTGTACTATTCGTAGATATCTATATGACGATTTTAATATGACTCAAAAATCTAAAGTGTTTGCTGGTCTTAATTCAGAGTTCCATGAGATCATTTGGTTATATCCAAAGTCTGGGTCTAATGAACCAGATAGTTATGTAATATATAACTACATGGAAAATACTTGGGTCTATGGTTCTAACTTCTATACAACTTTTATTGATGACTCAGTATTTCTTAACACTATTGCTACAGGAGCAGTAACTGGAAATGTTTCAGCAACTAACCCACAGTTTATTTGGTATAATGAACCAACTTCTGTATTCTCTGGTAACAATCAACCACTAACATCATTTATTGAGAGTGCTGATATCGATATAGGTGATGGTGATGATATTATGTTTATTGATAAGATTATTCCTGATTATGATATTAATACGGGTACAATTAAATTTTCAATTAATATAAAAGATTATCCTGCAGGAACTACAAAAGAGATTGGTCCCTTTGATATAACAGATGCTACACAAAAAATTGACATGAGAGCAAGAGGAAGACAGGCTAATTTTAGAGTATCAACATCTGATTTAAATACATCTTGGAAATGGGGTAGTGTTCGAGTAGCTATTCAACCAGCAGGTAAAAGGTAATGTCTTTTTCTTATCCTAACTTCTCTGTTAATTATAATATTACAAATGACGAATTACGTCAACTATATAATGATATTAATTCATGGGCATCAGAGATAAAGTTTTTATTAGAGAGTAGAGATATAGAGATTGAATCTTCACCATCAACTAAAATTTATTCTGTTGTTAGTGTAAATGAAATAGGAAGACCAGCAAGTGGAGATGTAGCATATTCCGCAAGTACTGGAAAGTTTAAAGGATATGTAGGCGGTACTGGTTGGGTAAACTTTAATTAATTTTGCACTGAACTTATTTTTATTGTATAATATACAAATCTAACTTGGAGAATTATAAATGGTAGCGATGAGGAATCAAGAGGCTCCGTATAGTGGCATAGCAGGGCTAATGGCTGCGCAAGGACGGTATGGTGATACAGAACTGTTGCATGTGCGCCCAGATGAATTAGCTGGTCTATCTAGTATGGGCCAACTAACTGTAAATCCAGAAACGGGATTACCAGAAGCTTTTAATTTTAGATCATTGTTACCAGCCGTAGGTGCGATTGCTGGTACTGTATTGCTTGGTCCGGGTCTTGGTACAGCATTTGGAGGTAGTGCTTTTGGTGCTGCTGCCGGTGCTGGTGTTGGTGCTGGTGTTGGTTCATTTGCTGGTGGACTTGCGGCAGGTCAATCACCAACTGATGCTCTTGTAGGTGGTTTAATATCTGGTGCTACCGCTGGTGTTATGACAGGTATGATGGGTCCAAGTTCGGCTGCATTAGAAGCAGGACTTGGCGTTGAAGGTGCTTCTACAGCAGCAGCACAACAGGCATCTAATCAGGCACTAACTTCACAAGGACTTCAAACTGGTACTAATGTTGCTTCTGCAGGAGCAAATGCTGGAACGGCTCTTTCAAACATGGGACCAGTATCTGTGGGACCAGTATCACCATCCTTTTTCCCGGCAGCGGGTCAGGCACCACTAACAACTACTCAAATGGCAGGTGCATCACAAGGATTTCAAACGGTTCCTGTTACTGCAGAAATAGCTAAACAATCAGGAGTCGCCTATGCTGCCCCATTTGCTGCTGGTCAAAATATTCCAGCAACAACATTTGTTAGAGACTTTGGCATAAAAGGTGCGGTGGCTGCTCAAAAAGCTTTAGAACAAGCGGGTGGGGCACCACTAACAACTACTCAAATGGCAGGTGCATTACTGCAAAGACCATCAACCTATACTCCTCTAGCATTTGGTGCGATGGAAGCTGTGATGACTCCTCCAGAATTTGATCCTAATGCAGATGGAGGTTTAGCTGCATTAGAAGATACATATACTCGTAGACCTTTACGCCTAGAAGGTGGTGAACCTACTCAAGAAGGTTTTACACAAGAAGATTATACTAGACTTGCTTTAGAAGGTGGGATTAGCCAAGGCTTAACACCATTTAGATATGTTGATGATGATACAGTTACATTAGCTGAAGGAGGTGAAGTGGCTGTAGAAGAAACCGATACAGTTGTCGAAGAAGAAACGGTTGATTCAGAAAATAAAAGAAAAGAAGAAGAAATTTTACAGAAGAAGAAAGCAGCATCGGAAGTTGATAAATTTATTTCGGATGCAGTAGGTGGAGCAACATTAAATGCTATGGTAGGACAGGTAAATCAAGACCCTGGAGCTATCGCTACACCTTATGGTCAAGGAGGAGATGGTTTTAATGTTGGAGCAGATTTCGGGTTTAATAAAGGTGGTCTTATTGGCCTTGCTAATGGGGGTACTCCCCGCAATGGCTCAAAAAAAAATTCTTTTACTCCTAAACAAAAAGTAGTTTATGATTTTTATAAAGAAAAAAAGTATCCTAGTGAAAGCATAGCTGCTATTATGGGTAATATAGCAGTTGAGGCACCTACCTTTAAAGGTACTCAAAGAGAGAGTGGAAAGAAAAAAGGATTAAATCAAGGTCTGGGCTTGTTTCAATTTACACAAGGTAGACAGAAAGATTATAAAAGATATCTAAAAGATAATAAATTACCAAATAATGAACAAAATCAAATGGAATATGCCCATGAACAAATGACTAGTACTGAAGGAGAAGGAGTACTTCCATATGATGCTGGTCCAGGAAATAGACAAAGGCTAAGAAAAATTTTATTAGGTAAAGGAATGGGAGCAGTAGAAGATAGAGCTAAAGCTATATCAGATCTTTTTTTACGTCCTGGAGTACCTCACATAGAAAGACGAATGGAAGAAAGTTTAAATATGTTTCATCGGATTCCTGATGTCGAACTTTATAATAAAGGAGGAGGGATTGGACAATACTTCGAAGGTAAAGTAATTGGACCTGGAGATGGACAATCAGATCAAGTTTTATTTGAAGTAGAAGGTGATAATCCTGATATGGCTTTATTAAGTCCAGATGAATATGTTATACCTGCAGATACAGTTGCTATGATAGGAAGTGGGTCTTCTACTTCAGGTGCAAAGAAGTTAGATGGTTTTGTTAAAAACATAAGACATAAAGCAACAGGAAATAAAAAACAGCAGAAGCCTATTAAACAGGGCTTAGAATCATTTTTAGCATAGGATTAAGTTATGGCAGTTCTTACTAGTGAGCAACAACAATATTTACAAGATACAGGGCAGACTACTCCTTCGCAGCAGTTTATCAATGGTGTACCAACTGTACAGCCAGCGATTGCATCTCCAGTTCCTGTAACTAGTATACAACGATCTCCTTTTGATGCGGTTAATGCCTCTGCAGCAGGAGGTGGACTTTCATCTATTCCTATTTCTCCAACAGGTTTTGTAGGAGATCAACCCCCAGTTAATCAGCCTTCTGATCCAATTGGTGATGGTCGATCAATTGTTCTTGGTACTCCACCTAATCTACCTATACCTCCTGTTACAAGTATAGAACGCTCTCCTTTTGATGCAGTAAATGCTTCTCCTCCTCAAGGAACTAATCCTACTTCGGGAGGTAAAGGATCAGGAAGAACAACATTACCAGACAGAGGAATTTATAGTTTATTCTCTCCTGCATATACACCTATTGTATATGATACAGGTAATACTGCTAGTGGTTCAGGTTATTTAGATAGTTATATAAAAGCGGCAGAGGATAGTAGGCAGTCTCTTGGAGATTTATCTCGATCTATTCAACCAGGATCACTTGTAGAAGGGCCAGTTGAAGAAGTGCAAAGTGATGAAGACATTAGAGCGCCAAAAGCCGGAGCGCCAATTATAGAGCCAGAGGACGATTACGACTCAGGCGGTGATTAAAAATTGAAGTTAATAAAAATTGAACCTAACTGTGTTGATGTAACATGGCCTCATGTTGTTGAGTTTATAGAAAAACCTTTAAAAAGAACTCAAGGGGAAAAAGATTTAAATGATATCTACAAAGAGTTATTAGGTGATTACTTACAACTTTGGGTAGGTGCAGATGAAGAAGATGGTATCTTAGGAATTTGCATAACACAACTTATTACTTTTCCACAGTATAAAGTTTTAGCAATGCCTTACATTGGAACGAAGTCTCACACACTTCATAAATGGTTTGATTATGGAATGAGTGAAGATTCTCCTATTATTAAGTTTGCAAGAGAACAAGGTGTAAAAAGACTTGAAGGATATGCTAGAGATGGCTGGTTAAAGTTTACACCTAAATATGATTTTAAAAAATATACAACAGTTATTACGAGGGAACTATAGAATGTCTGTAAAAAATATTGTTTCTAAATTATCTACAACTGAAAAGATAGAGTTATATAATTGTTTATATACTGATCTTTCTGGTGAAGGTATAGGAGGAGATACTGAACTAGCTCATGTCAATACTGAAGAAATGCAAGTTCTTCGAGACATGGGTGGGTCTGGTACAATCAATCCAAATACAGGATTAATTCAGTTCATGGGTGGTAGTCCAGGTGGAGGTTCTGCTCCTGCTCCTTCTCAAAGTACTATTCAGAAGGAAACTATTCCTGATGAATTAAAACCATTTGTTACGGATATTCTAGAAAAATCAAAAGCTCTATCAGAGAGAAGAGAAGAAGAAGGCTATGTTCCCTTTGCTGGCCCTCGTATTGCTTCCTTTAGTCCAGAGCAAGAACAAGCATTTGCAGGGGTTCAAAATCTACAAGGAGCAAGTCAACCTTACTTTAGAACAGCAGAAGCTTTAACTGCCTCAAGTGCATTAGCACCTAATGCTGCATCTGTTGGTCAGTTTATGAATCCCTATATTCAAAATGTAATTGACATTCAAAAGAGAGAACTTGAAAGAACAGGTGATGTTGAGAGACAAAGAATAGGACAGAAGGCTGTTGCCGCTGGAGCATTTGGAGGTTCTCGACAAGGGATTTTAGAGGCTGAAGCAAATAGAAATTTACAACAAAGGTTGGGAGATATTCAAGCGAAGGGACAAGCAGCGGCATTTGAAGATGCACAGAATAGACTTGCTCAACAAAGAAACAGAGAGAGAAGTGCTGGATCACAGTTTGGTTCTTTAGCTACGGCTGTTCCAGGCCAAACTATGCGAGAACTAACAGCACTTGAAACTACCGGCGCTCAACGAAGAGGTGTTGGACAACAGGCATTGGATATTGCACAACAAGAATATGAAGTTGCAAGAACTTTTCCTGAAAGAACTCTTCAAGATTATCAATCTATTATTAGAGGTTATTCTGCACCAATTCCTGCTAGTACAGTTAAAAGAGATACAGGAACAACTGCAACTCCATCTGCCTTTCAACAGATAGGAGGTCTTGGTTTAGCTGCTTTAGGTACGGCTGGTGCTTTTGGAGCTTTTAGTAAAAAAGAAGGTGGGCTTGTTGGTCTTGCTAATGGTGGTAAGATTGGTAAATATGCACAGGCTGGCAATGTAGGTAATCCTAGAAATATAGCTGGTAGTCGCCAAACGACTTCTATTTATGGTGATCCTAGTGTAGACCCTTATAAAGGCTATGCAATGCAACCAATTCTTCCAGTTGGTCCAGACCCAGAATCTTTTTTAAGCGCATACCAAAGAACTCAAAAAGATATGGTTGATAGACGATTAGAATCAGCAAGACAGAGAGAAGCTATAAGAGGTAAGATAAACCCATTATTAACACCAACCCAAACTCAAGAGCGTAAAGATTATTTAGAAGCTTTAAAGAATGTTGATTTTGGTAAACGAAGAACTGATCTAACAGAAGCGTATGATAAAGAAAAAGACGATCTTAGTAGAGAAAAATACTTTGCTCTTATCAAGGGAGGTCTTGGTATACTAGGAGCAGACCCTGCTGGTAAGACTCCTCTTCAAGCAGTAGCATCTGGCTTTCTAGATTCAAAAGCATTGAGTGATTTACGAGGTAGTTATAAAGATGAAAGAAAATTATTAAGAGAAAAGAGAAAAAACTTACAAGGTATTAAAGATAAAGAGTTAGCTAACTTAGCCGGAATATCTAATATCACAGAAGCTCAAGCTAAACAAGTGAGGCAGGGTAAGATAGCTGGATTAAATCTACAGATAGATAGTACTGGTGATAAAGATCGTTTAGCCAAAACAGTGGATGAGGCAAGTACTAGAGTTGCTAATGTTGCTCTCAAAATACATGAACAGCAAGCAGATAGATTGACGGCTGGGGCGAAAGCTGCTGCTAAAGCACATGATAATAAGAATAAAAGTAAACGGGACAGAAGAAAGTTTGTTATTGGACAGGTTGCCCCAAAAATGGTTTCGGGTCTTCCCTTTATGCTGCCTATTGCAAATGATCAGGGAAGGGTTATAGGAACCAGAATCAATAAAGGTCAACTGAAAGTTTATGCAACTGACAACGAACAAGACGCAGCAACTATAGAACAGAATATTGCAACTGTTCAAGCTTTAATGGGTGATGCTGCAGCAAAAAGAGATTCTTCGGTTGCGGTAATCTTTGCTGGTAAAGTATTAAATGATCCTATATTATTAGGTAGTAAAGAAAAAATAATAGCAGAATATACAAGGCTAATGGGCGAGAAACCTCCTAGTCTAATGCCTACCCCGCCTACTGGTTCTAACATAGTACCCACTTCCACTCGATAGATTATTAAATAGGAATATTAAATGTCTGAAATAACCTATAATCCAGATAATGGAGAGGGACATAGGTTGGAAGGTAAAGAATACATTCCAACTGAAAAAGCAGTAAATCCTGATACAGGACAGGTGTATTTATATAACGGAGCGGAATGGAAAGAAGTTCCTTCTAATATGCTTAAACCTAAAGAAGAACCTGAAGCTCCTTCTGTAGATGTAAAAGAACCTGAAGTTCCTTTAATAAAAGCAAATCCTATAAAAGTTCCTCCTCAAGAACTTATTTCAGCAGTAGATCAATCTATATCTACTCCTGTTGAAACGGCTCCCCCTGTCCAGGCTACTCCTCCTGTTGAGGCTACTCCTCCTGTTGAGGCTACCTCTGTGCCAATAGAAGGTGCTGGAGTTTCTTCAGAAGTAGAAACGCCTAATGAATTTGGAATTATATTTTCAGAGTCAATTAAATCTGGAGAAGGTTCAGTAGAAGGAGTCTCTACTCCAGAGCAGACAGAAAATAAACCACTTGAGGTTGCAGGTAAAGCAGGAACTGAATTACTAAAAAAATTACAGGACAAAGCTAAGAAAGACCCAGCATCTCTTACAATACCTGAAAGAAAACTTTTAGCTATTTATATGAATGTATATGGACAAGGACAAGCGGCAAGAATTTTCGGCAAAGCAGCTTTGGAAATAGGGAAAACACCCGGTGAAATAGCAATGTCTGTAATAACAATTACAGATCCAGCAACAGCTAAACTACTAAAAGAATCTCCTTTTGGTAAAGCGGTGGCAAAAGTTAATGAAATATTAGAACCTAATTTAAACGATGAAGAGAAAATGGTTAGCGAGTTAATAGCTTTAGCTTCTATAGCTGGCATAGGCGCAAAACTTGCTAGAAAAGGACTTGCTTATATAGCAAAGCGTAGAGGAAAAGATTTTTCTAAAAGAGTAGAAAGATTAGTAAAAGCTAGTGGTGCAAACGTAGGGGTGGTTCAAGGCTTTGTACAAATTACAGATTTTAACGAAGGACAACAAGGGCTACTTATTGACTTTGCAACCAATGCTGATCTAGGATTGGTAGACAGTTTACCTGAATCTGTAGTAGAGGAAATTAAAAAGTTTAGAGTAAATCCAAATTCAACTACTAGAAAAGACGAACTTCTTAAATATTTTGGAGCGATAGCAGACACTGCTGTTGGTGCAGCGGCATTTAAAACAATAGGAGTTGGAGCTAAAAAACTTTTTACGACGCAAAATATTGCTAGATTAAAAACTGGGGCAGGAAACTTATTTCGTCCATTAAAAGATCCGATTGCTAAAATAAATACCGCTGCAGGAAAACTATTACGGTCTGATGCTAATCTTTCGCAAGATTTAGCGGATGCTGCAAGAAAAAGAACTAGGTCAAAGGCTGGTTCTGAAATTGAAATTAAAAAACAGATAAAAGATTTAGAACGATCAATTAAAGATAGTGATGTTGATGAAGATATTTTAAATGAATATATAAATTCTGGCGCTAAAAATAGACAATCATTTGTCGAAAGGGGTATCCCTGATACTGTATTAGATCAAGTAGATAATATTAAAAAACAAATTAATAGTAATGAAACATTAATTAATACTCAATTAGGATTAACAGGTAATGCAAAAATTGGAGTTAATAGAGATCGAAACGGTTTCTACTTATCTAGAACTTTTCAATCTGCTAATAATCCTAAATATTATGCTGAAATTAAAAAGGCACTTCTAGATAAATCTCCTGATCCTGTTTTTCTTACGAAGGTAGAGAACGCAAGATCATATTTAAAAAAGCAGGGAGTTGATTCTGCTGATGTTGATAGTGTTATTACTAACATGGTTTATAGATTGTCTAAAGAGGATAGACCTCTGATAGATAAAATATTTAGTGGGACTGCACAACAGGGATATCGTCCCGCAACTATAAAAGTTTTAAGAAAAAAACAAGACTTAGATGATTCTGTATTAGATTTGCTTGGTCAAAATAAATCTGGTAAACAAAATCTTGCTACTAGTTTAATTCAACAGAATAAATTAATAGCAGAATTAAAATATTTAAAAGATGTAGAAAAATTTGCTAGAGAAAATGTAGGAAAAGAAGTAGATTTAAAAGGTTTCTTTCCTATATTACCATCAGTAAAAACAACCTTTCAAAAAGGTTCTGCTCCAAATATTGAATTTGGTTTAGAGCAAGTTGCTAAAGATTCAATTGGAAAATTTGGAGGTGACTCAAGGCAAATACTAAAAGATATCTACACAAGTCCTGAGATGGGTAGGGCTATTAATCAAGGTCTTGAGTTATTTAATAGCTCTGGTAGAATTAGAAGTATTTGGGTTAATGCTGCATCACTAGCACAGGCAAAAGAGACTTTGCTTGATCTACCTGCGTATGCACTAAACCTTATTGGTGGCACTCAAAGTCTTATTGCAAATGGTCACTTCTTAAATCCGATTGCTTATAAAGCAGCAGTAAAAGAAATAGGAACTTTAGGAAATCAGCTTACTTTAAAAAATCCTGTAGCTGTTGCAAAATTAGCAAAGCTAAGAAGGCTTGGTGTTATTGAGCAAGATGTTACTGGAGAACTAATAAAGGCTGGTGCTTCTCAAATGCAAAATGCCACTGGCACAGTAAGCAAAGCTTATCGAAAAACAATGAGTAAGCTAGGTTCTTTGTATGGTCAACCTGATGCCTATCTAAAATTAGTTGCTTATGAAAGTGAAAGAGCAGCTTTAAAAAAGATATTTAAAGAAGGACCAACAATAAGTAATATTATGAAAGAGCGTAGTATTAAACGTAAGGCAGCTAAAAAAATATATGATAATGATTTAGATGAAAGAGCTGCTAGATATGTTAGAGAGACTATGCCTACATATGGCGATGCTGCTCCACTAGCTAGAGAAATAGCCAAGACTCCTTTGATAGGTAACTATGTATTGTTTCCCAGTGAGGTAATAAGAAATACTAAAAATATTTTAAAGACTAGTGTGAAAGACATAGTGGAGGGAACGAAAACAGGAAACCCTGCATTGATTGCACATGGGGCAAGAAGATTCGCAGGTGCCGGAGTTGTTGCTGGTGGTTGGGATATGGTTGCTAGTCAAAATGAAGATGCTTATCAAATAACAGAAGCTAATAAAAAGTTTGTAAATGCTGTATCTCCAGATTGGACAAAGGGTGCGAAACAGTTTTGGCTTCAACCATTTGTTAAAGATAACAATCAAGCAGACCCTAGAATAACATCTAGGTATATTGGCTCTACATCTGCTGATACTTTTGATGTACTTAAATCACCTCTTCGTTTGCTTCAAGCTAAGTTAATGAAGAATGGATTTGTTTCTGACTCTGAAATAGATGATGCTGTAGGTAATGCAACAAAGGGACTTGCTGGTGCATATCTATCTCCTAAGTTTTTAACAGAAGCATTAGTTAATGTTGTAAGCGGAACAAATCTGAAAACAGGTAAACCAATTTACGATGATGCAGTAGGTGTCACAACTAAAGATAAAGTTATATCAGCATTAACGGAGATTGGAAAATTTTTAGAGCCAGGAACTATTAAAGCTATTAGACAATATGCGGAGTCTGTAAGTTCAGAAGAACTCTTAGGAGAAGGACAGGGGCAAAGAGCTTCTGGCTTTCCATTAAGTTCTACGGATTTAAAATTTTATGTTAAGACAGGTATTCGACCAATAACCGTAGACGTACAAAAGTCTATGGGTTATGACATGTCTAGTAGATTAAAAGCTATAGCTAAAACAAAAGATAATTTTTTAGCTGATGTAAGAAAACTTCCTAGAAGAGAAATAACTAATGAAGATATAGACCAGCTTTTAAAAAGCTATAAAAATTTACAAGACCGTAAATATAAAGGTATGCAAAAATTTACAAAGAGACTTAATGAATTTAAAAATGTTGAATACTATGAAATACCAAAAGGTAAATCTGAAGCTGATTTAACTAAGCCAAAAATATTAGGTATAAGTGGAGTTTTAGAAGCAGCTACAAATAAGTTCTGGTATACTGCTAACGACGAATTAATTTTACCATTAATTGCAGATGTCGCAAGCAGTGTAGAAAGTGGTGTGTTTATGCCTGATAATTTAATTGGGGATATGAGTATATTTAAAGCTTTAGAAGATAGACAGGTTAGCCCTGAACTATCTAGTAAATTACAAGATGGGTTAACTAATATATTTGTAGAATATATTCAGAAGCCTTTGGTAGAGGTAGAGAAATAATGGAACTAGATGCAAGGATGGCGATCCAGATTGGGGCAGTCATAGCTTCATTAGCTGGTGCATGGGGATTGGTTCGCAATCAAGTGTCATCTCTAAAACAAAGACAAGACGAACAAAGAAAATATTTTGATGAATTAAACAGAAAGTTTGATGGTGTTAAAAATGTTGTTGCAGTTTTACAACAACAGATAGAAGTCTTGTCTAATATTTTAAGTCCGAGTAATTTAGAGGGGCAAAATAAATGGAGAGGTTTTGTTTCTGAAAGATTGAAAAAAACAGAATCTGAAATTACAGCATTACAAAAAATGCATAATGGCCGCCACCCTTTTGTAGAGAAGTAGAATGACAGTCACTGTATTTGTAATATACCTTACTCTTATTGCAATATCTTATGTTGGAGGTGTAGCAGTTGGATGGCATCTAAAGAAATCACTGGTCCCTCCTGTAAGAAAACAACCTCAACCTAAAAAAAGGAACGGTCCCAACCGTCGTAGAGGAAGATAGGTCTTATTTTTTAGTAAATGCTCTGTAAGACCGTATAAGGATCACTGGTAAACTTAGGGTTCTTCCTGGTGGGTAGGTAGCCGAGACTGTCTTCACCCCTACTCAATGGTCAACGTAGGGGCTTATTTTTTACTGCTAGTCGAATTTACAGCGTTTAACCATATCTTCTACTTGTTCCTTTCCAAGAACCTCAAAGGTTGAAACAATAAGAGTAATCAACTCTTCTTTACTAACATTCTTTCCATCTTCAACTTTATTACCTCTGACTCTAGATAAAAGTTCTAGAGCTTTGATGGCGCTGTTCACATGACCATTGGTTTTAGCAAAGGTATATTGATCTTCAATCTCAGCTACAACATCCACACTAGTTTTTAATTCTCTAGATAGCTCTTCTATTCTTTCTACGATAAAGTCATTTTGTAATAAACGATAGCCTTGATTGTAAGCTGACCTATCAGAATACCCTGCACTCTTTGCTGCATCAGTAGCATTATTATTTAGTACATATGACTGTGCAAACTTCTCTTGCTTTTCTGTTAGCATTATAAAGAAAGAACCTCTTTGTATGTGCGTAACTTATGAGTATCAGATATTTCCCAGAGCTTAGAAACAAGTGTACCAGTTCCATGAAAGTTTATACTAAGGTTTACATCTTCCTTCTCGAATAACTTCTCGCAGTCTTGTGCCATTGCCAGGAGTTCTCCGGTAGTCCAGAAGCTCTCATTCCCTACACCTACCTTTAGATACTTTGGCTTACCCTCATCCGTTGTTTCTTTCTGTTCTTTTTTAGAAGGTTCAGGAAAGGAACAGTCATATCCAAAGAGATGGAACTCTCTAAAGCCTAGAGTATGCATGATGCCAATTGATCGCATGGCTGCACAAGTACCACCGATAATCATCGTAGCTCCTTCTTTGATACCTAACTTCTCGTCAATTTTTACGGCATCGTTCTTAACTTGATCTTTAATATTTTCTTGTAGTGCGTTGGTATATGCATGCCACCCTACAATGTTTTTTGTTTTCTTTCGCAGTAAGTCTATAACAGAAGGATCAGTCATAGATGCTGCCATAAATAAAGTACTATCATCAATCTTTTTAAACAAATCTTTTCGGACAACTCCATGAGTACTTGTTCCTGTAATTGGACGAGGGTCTAGAATGACACATCCAAAAGGTTTAATGTCATTTTTCAATAACTCTGGATAAGAATGCTTAACACAAATAACTTTAGCTCTTTTCTTTCCGACCTTTCTAATTGTACGTTTTACCTCTTTCCAATCAGTGCTGCCTCCACCAGAAATAATAATAGCAACTTCTGAATGAGGCTTTGCTTTTGTAACCCATGTATCAATAACAGAAGTATTCTTTTTAACATTTTTAAGAATGTCTTCTTTAGGCATACAATCTCTAGGCTGTACAATAATAGGTGATCGGCCAAGAGTTTCTGGAATATCTTCAAGGGTATCATCCGTTAGAACTACAGCTAGGTGAGTGATACCTCCTTCGATAATTCTATCAGCAGATGGTAACACTTTCTTTCGGTGATCAATCTTTTCGATCAGTTTATTAACACCATAAAATTCTTTGCCTGGATCATTTCCTTTTTCATCTTTGGAAATATAATCATCGAAGACAACAACCTTACTTTCTTTTAACATCTCATAATCATGGGTTACAGTTTCTTCAGAGTGACCCCCATCGATGTAAGCAAAGTCAACTTTCTTTTCTTGAAGTGTATCTTTTGTATCTCCCTTAAACAATTCGAAGTTAAACTTACGACCAGCATTTTTACAGTTCTCTTGATACTCTTTAAGTCTTGCGTTTACTGCAGCGAAAAAATTATGTTGTTTGCTGTTCAGTTCTTTCTCATCGATCTCTGTGGTAGCATCCTCAAAGAGATCATAACCATAATAAGTTACTTCATATGAAGATTTAAATGCAGCCTCTGACATTTGAATAGCTCGACCACCGTTCCATGTACCTGTTTCAGCAATAGTACTAGGTTGGTAAAGCTCTACTAATTCAATTAACTTAGCATATCTTTGAGGTCCATTAACATCTGGGGCTACGCCTTGAGAAGAAGCTTTCTTTCTACTACCTTTAAAATGTTTTACATAACTACTAAGAGGAAATAAATCAAAGGCTTGTTCACCTTTTACTTGTGACTTTATATCTTTTGATCCGGTCCAATCATGGAACTTTAAGCCATGAGCTTTATAGATAATTAAAAGTCGTTCAAACAGAAACCCGTCATGCCATTCTCTATAATTAAAAACTTCTCCTGTTAGATAAGCGCCAATAAAGTCACCAATAAATTCTAGAGCTGTGTCGCTATTTAAATTAAAACCAATAAAAGAAGTTTCACTATAGGTAAAATGTTTTCTTCCTAGATGTACTAGATTAACTTTCTCTGGTAAGGATTTAAGAAGGGCTTTCTTTGATAGATTTTTTTCTGTAACCGTATCAGCATCCATCCATACTAACCAGCCAGGATCATGATCACCCTCTGCCTCGTCACTATCGCTCTTTAAATTAAACGCACAGTCAGCAATAGCAAATACTTTATGACTAAACTTAATACCATCCATACGCCAGTTATAACCCTGACTATCCTTACCTGTACCATTAAAATCTTTGTAGGTATTTCTGAATTGGTGTAGTTCTTCTAGATCATTTAAATTTCTAAACTCAATATGGTCACACTCTGGTATGTCTTTAGAATTAATATCAAAGTCATGGTAGTAAGCAACAAGCTTGATGGACGGTTCCCAATATTTTGCAGCAGACTTAATCATTCTCTCGGCATAGGTTTCCCAGCCATCCTCCGAAAAGGATGTTACCACCGTCACTTTATTTTTGTTACTCATAAGTTTTATTCCACTTCATTGTTTTTGTTTTTCCTAACACCTCTTCTATTGAAAGAGAATCTCTAAAGTTAGTCCACTCTAATGCATACTTAGCATCGATTGATCTCTTAGGTTTCCACTTAGGAAACCAAGGTCCACCAGTAGTGAAGTGTACGTTCTTTGCTTCTATCTCTTCTGGAGAATGACCATCTAACCAGTTCCATTCTTCAGGGATATCTCCAATTAGATCATCCGATAACCACTGAAAGTTATGTAAATAATAACCTGACTTTAAATTAACATCGTCAATTGTTAAATCTTTGTGGGCTTCATGCTCACAATTCCATAGCACAAAGCTAGACCAATTCTTTCGATTGTATCTAGTCTGAACTTGATTATCCATTTTATAATCATCTGATGGATTGTAGTTATGCTTGACACACCAGACGGCTTTGTCTTCTCTAGAAGCATACTTAAAGACTTCCATTATGTCAGTCCGTACCATCATATCAGAATCCATAAAAAGAGCAAGTCCTTTTAGATTATTAACAAATGGAATTAAAAATCTTGTGAAAGAGAACTCAGTTGAAAAAGGTTTATTATCTTGCCAATCAATTTTAACAGAACCGTTATCAGTTTTTTGAATTTGAAATGATCTACGATATAAATTAATACGCCGTAATGTTTCTTGATCTAAAGGGACTACTCTAACAGGTTGGGAAGAGGTATCAATAATTGATTCTTTTAAAATTTGAAAAGCATCATCTTCTTTTTTATCGTAGCCAATATAAACTGTTGGAATGTCATTCATATTCCCTGCCCCCTGTATTTTTTACCATGTAATCTTTTTGTATTTTTATTTTTAGGTCTTGAATTAGTGGAAGAACCGATAGAAGTTCTCATATGTCTGGTTGTATTTACCTTTGTTGATAGTCCAATTGACTTTCTAGCCGCCATTATAACTCCTGCATTCTTTTAATATCATACATTATATTCACACTTTTATATTTGTGTCAAGATTTTATCTGGCACTCTCGGCAGGACTCGAACCTGCAACCTACAGATTAGAAATCTGTTGCTCTGTCCAGTTGAGCTACGAGAGTTAGGATAATATCTAAACTCCGCAAGTACCTCCCGCTCCAGAAATCTCACAAATGTCATGCGCTTGAATATTCTCTTCAAACTCTTCACCTAATTTAGCTACCGCTTCTTTATAAGGAACACATGTTAATGGTTGTCCTCCTCTACTACCATCAGGGTAGCAGGTAAATCCTCTAAGACGGTGTGCATATTTTGCAAGAGTGTTAGCGAAGGGAACTACAAGGTCTTCATTATTATCTTTTGATCCCCAAGCTGGTAGATTAATTGTACTGGAGATAGACATATCTACATACTCTTGAATGTTAGCTTGAAAAGAAAGTCTACGCTCATAATCTGTAGCTAAATCTATAGCTGACTCAATATCATCTGGGTTAGCCCCATACAATTCGATCATCTCTTGTGCCGCACTATCTATAACATATTGATAATGCCATCTACGATTCTTTAGATATCGTCGCTTATATGCTACAGCAAAGATAGGCTCTACTCCTGTAGATGTTCCAGCAATAATTCCTATAGTACCTGTTGGAGCTACTGCTCGTTTAGCTACGGGACGAGATACTCCTATCTCATCAGCAAAAGAATCTGAAACTCTATCAGACTCTGACTTATAAATCTTGAGCCAACGATGCATCTCTTCTGTTGTCTCGTATCGACTACCTCTCTGAATCAACCATTCATGTAAACCCATCAAGCCTAGTCCAAGCCTACGATTTTTCTCTCTTGTCTTGTGAACTTTATCATAAGGAAGCTGCGCTCTTAAAGTTCCACAGATAAGAAACTTAGTAGCTAGTTCTACTACATTNCGTAGCTGAGAAACATCAGCAATCCTAGCAAAGTTAAGGCTTCCCAGATTACAAACATCTGAGTCATCTCCGCCATCCGAAGCATTACGATTGTTGGCAGTAACTTCTGTACAAGCATTTCGTAAAGTTTCATTCTCTTTCTCAAAAAAGTTAAAACTAAATCCAGGTTCAGCAGTGGAGAGTGCTTGTCGTACATTATTTAAAAAGACATCTCCCACATCCCCTGTGTTCCAATAGTTTAAAAGCCATTCGGTATCATAGTTAACACTTATATTTGTCATGTCTAAAGGTGCAGGGAAATTAAAGTCATCTTGTTTTACATCAAACAAAGACTGTCCCGTAGTTCCGATAGGCATATCTTTCCAGTTCTTAGACAAAAGAAACTTGTCTATATCTTCATGCTTCCAATTCAAACTGGCATAAATAGCAGAGCGACGACTACCACCCTGCATAACCCTTCGGCCAATCTCATTGATCATCTGCATCTTAGGTAGAGGACCACTAGCAATGCCTCCAGTACCACCTAGCTCCTTACCTTCTGCTCTATACACAGAATAATCAGCACCAATACCACCGCCTGTCATTAGACAAGACTCTGCCTTCCAAGATAGGTTAGCCCAATCCTCTCTTGTATCTTCTTCGCAATCTAAAAGATAACAGTTATTAAAAAACTTAGACGGGCGACCAGCGTAATATAAATATCTACCGCCAGGAATAAACCGAAGCTCCGAGATGTGACTGATCAACTCATCCTTCTCTGACTTACGCAACTGATCCTGGCACACATCCTCAACCAGGGTAGCTGCTAACTCATGCATAGTCTCTGCATCTTTATGTGCGTACTTTGCGTAAAAGATATCTTCAGAAAACTTTGATCTAAACTGTGGATTTTTATTAGACTTAAACATGCTAGTCCCTTTTCTCTCTGGAATATTCAAACTCTAAAATCATTTCAGCATACTGAATAATCTTTTTAATATCTTCTGCTCGACCCTTACTTTTATGTCTTGTTATATACTTAACAATATTTCCTTCAAAAAAACTAAGGTTATTAGCAGAGATATACTCTGCCGGTTGTATCATACAGTGGCTATAGTGATCTCCTCCTATTTGAGTTTGAAGACTTTTATCAATCGTATCTTGAAGCTTATTCATTTGGCACCTCCTAATTATCATGTAAAAGAAAACTCATGTGCTTTCTAAGTTTACTTTTGTTTTCACTCTCTAAAATTCTAATTGCAAAGCTTCGCACCCTTACAGGATTTACACTTGCAAGGTCACATACCGTTTCAAAATTATCAATAACTGAAACAACAGAAGAGAAGAACCAAACAGTGGCCTCCTCTTTTTCTTTAGAAGATTTATCATTACAAACATCTATCAATGCTTGAACGATCACACCATTAAACAATGCGGTGTGTGGGTCTTTAGATTTATCTATTAACCGATCATCTAAAATATCCTCGAACTCTTCATCCGTGTAATTTAAAAAAATATCTTGCATCTACTATAGCCAATGGATTTTTATTGTTCTTCTTTATAATTAATAGGGGTTCATTCTTACCAGAGTTATCTTCTGACTGTTCATACGATTTCCATATGTTTAGTTTTTCTTGATTCTTACATTCAATAGAGTAAGGAAACTTCTGTCGAGCAGCTTTCGCCATGATCAAATCTTCTCCTCCAGCCCCCATACTCCTACTCTCTATATCTTCGTCTGATATATCTAAAACTTTTATTAACTGATCTCTAACCCATTGTTGTAAACGTCTTCCTTTAGCTTTAGCGCTTTGGGTTTTCATTTCAACTCCTCGACTTTCGGCTCAAGTTGAACTTCTGTAAGATAGGCGATACCGTTATTATAATTAAATTTACGAATCCCAACACCGGCATTACAATCTTCCCAACAAGAATATTTAAAAGCGCAAAAGCGGCAAGCGGTACAAAGCTGACGATTGCCAGACTTGCCATAAGGAACATCATCATAGCATCTAGGAGGCTTCTTATCTTCTTTAAGATAACTTTTGATAGTTTCGATTTTTGTTTTAACATCATGTAACTCCATTGGATGCACTTCAAGCAGTGCTAACTCTCCTGACGATTTGTCTATCGCAAGGAATCCACCATTCGTATCTCCCTCTCCTTTGAGATAACCAGATAGCTGGCTTATATATCCAAAGGGATCGTCATCATATAGAGTTTTTTCTTTAAACTTTTTAAACCCATACGGTGACGCACTCTTTACATCAATGGTAACACCATCAATACGACAATCTTTATGTCCTACAACACCCTCAACAATAACTTCTTTCTGTTGTTCAGTTACCTCATGGCCGGAAGCATAGCATAAAAATAAAACTATATCTTCTAAAATATGACCATATAAAAATCTGATTTGATCGTGAGGTTTCATCTCATCAACTCTCGGTGAGTCTTTTAAATCATACCAGAGTTGTCGTAAAGGTTTACCTATATTAGAAATTCTTAGATATGGTTTTCGATTAGATCGATCTTCCTTAATTGCATTAACGAGATGACCTGCAATATTCTTACCTGCTTCCTCTGCAAATTCTTGAAGGTCTTGATCAGATCGGGGTGAACCTTTTCCATCTTGTAAAACAGTATAGATATCTTTAATAAGCGAGGATAATTTTTTCATAATGAAAGTAGGGAGAAGGAGATTTTACTCTCCCCCTCCCACTCCTTTTGGTTACGCAGGAAACGGTACATCATCGGAGGCAGGTGCAACATAACCTCCTTTAATGGTATCAAAAGAATCAATCTGTGGTTTGTACTCAACCAAATCAACTACTTGGATAGCACAGAGATCACCACCTCGACCCTTTCGATTACCCCACGCCCAATCATAAGGCCGGAACTTAACTGTAACCAGTGATCCATTCCCTATGTAGGTATCATCCATAGGCGAATTTTGAGAATCGACCACTGAAGGTCTTTGATTAAGAACCCCATCCTTACGCATCACTTTTCTTTTTAACTTAACAAAGTCTCCTTTTTCATCTCCGACATTTTTAATCTCAAGACCGGACTCTTCAAAGATAGCTTTAGCTTCTCCCTCTAGTTGTGCAAGAGTACATTCCCACACACCACTTTCTTCGAACTTAGTATTAGGTGCGACAATAGAAGTCCAATACGCAACACCTGTTGCATACATATAATTGTCAGCGCTTTGTGCTTCTGTTTTTTCGGTAGCCATAATTTAATTTCTCCTTAATGTACGTTAATATAATTTTAATTTAAGCTGCCGCCTGAAGGAGGCGATAGCGGGTATAGTGAGAGCCATCATCAGTTTTAGCTTTGATAGTCTCAATGTTATGACCTCGATCTCGTAGGTCAGAGATAGTAGCAGTCAGGTTCTCACACCAGCCATGTTGAATAGCCGTCTTACGAGTTACTCGCATACGTTTCTTCAAAGCGGTTAGGGTTTTTTTCTGACAGTCCTTCATAGAATTTTCTCCTTTAAGTTAAAAAGATTACACACTTTACTCCACATAAAAATATGTGTCAACAATTTAATGTGTATCAGCCCAGTTTTTTCCAACTTTATATTCGGAATCTAATGGACATCTAAACGAATATATTTCTTCTACCTCCTTTATTGCAGTTTTAGTTATCTTACCGAACTCTTCACAGTCTTTATTGTGTACCTCAAATTGGTACTCATCGTGAATACTAGCTACAAGTTTTACATCTAGTCCTTTTCTTTTGTATGCCTCATTAATCTGAACAAGCCACTGCTTACATATAACAGCACCAGCTCCCTGTATTAAAGTATTTAAAGCAGCATGAGGAGATCGAACCTGTAGGGTTCTACCATCTAGTCCAGGTATGACTCCATTCTTTTCTACAGTTTGATTTAAATTATTTTTAAGAGAGGAAAACTTAGGCATATTTTTCATAAACTTAGATATTAATTCCTCTCCCTCTCTTGCGGTGCCACCTACAATTTTACCAATCTTTGCAGCACCTGCTCCATACATTAATGCATAGATAAATGTTTTCGCCTGATCTCTATTATCAAGACCGGCCATCTTCTGGTTGGCTGTATGTACATCACCTTCTAATATTTCTTTAATAAAGATAGGATCATCCATCATATGTGCTAGACCTCTAAGCTCTAGACCTGATGCGTCTGTACCTATTAGGGAATAATTATCAGGATCAGATACGCCCCACATTCCTCGACACTCCTTCCCCATAGGAGAATAAACAGCGGGAACTTGAGCCATGTTTGGAGAGGTGTGAGCCATCCTACCTGTAACAGTCCTGAGAGTTAGAACTCTCCCATGAACTCTACTTGAAGAATCAGAAGCTTCGATCCAAGATTTAACTTGAGAGTATCTCTTACCTAACAAAAGGTATTCAGATATTTTCTTTGCCTCTGGCAAATCAATTGTCTCTAAGACTGCCTCATCTACAATTATATTTCCTTTGTCTGTTTTCTTTTCTGGCTTCCATCCAAGCCCTTGTAATCTATCTGCTATTTGCTTTCGAGATGCAGGATTAAATGGAGTTACAATATCAGCAAGAGGTTTGCCTGATCTTTTATGTGTTCTGCCAGAGATGACATGGGGTGGAAATATATTTTGTAATTCATTCTCAATGGTGTCCATCTTATCTTCAACAGAGGACACAAACGTAGTAGACTTTTGTAAGTCTAAATAAAACCCATTACGCTCCTGCTCATCAATAATACTTTTTATCTTATGCTCAAGTTGAATTGATCTAGCAGAGAATATATTTTGTTGTTGTTTAAAATATTTATATAAAGAGTATGTTACATTAACATCTTGTTTACAATAGTCCAGCATATCTTCAGAGAAATTACTGAAGCTTTCAACCTCACCTTTATGGATTCCTAATCTAACGCCCCAAGATTTTAAGCTATGACCGTTATCTATTATTGGATTATAAAGTTGTGATAAGATCATTGTGTCTATGATCCTATCATATTGAATGTCAGTTCCGGTAAGCCTGTTAAGTACAGGAGCATCAAAAGATATACCATTATGCATCACAAATTGCGACACACTTTTAGCAAAATTAGGAAACTTAATGTAACACTCATCTCCTACAAAGGTATATGGCTTTTTACTTTCAATATCATAAGCAACAATACAATGAATTTTTGTTGCATCAATAGCATCTGTTTCTATGTCAAGAACTACACTCATAACTATACCTAACCTCCGTAAGTGAAATCCTTATTTAATTTTTAAAAGCTTTGCTTTCTTTAAAGGAATGACAAAGAAGTATTCTCCCTTGCTAACATACTTGTTTGATATCTCCTCTAAAGGAGAAGAGTCTACTACATCAGAAGAAATTTTCCAAGCTTGTTTATATTCCTTATTAAAAATAATAAAGCTTAGTGATGCCTCATTATTTTTTGCCAATGCAATCAACCTCTTCTTTCTTTCAGGAAGACGTACATCTTCCCAAGACTCAGGCCAATCTCCAGACCATACAAGCTTTGTTTCTACTTCTGTATAGTACAGCTTACCAGCTTTCTCACTAACAATATCAGGCCCATAAGTTTCTGTCTTATCTAAAATCTTATGACCTTCTGACTTTAGATATGCTACTCCCTTTTTGATACCTTTATTATTAGTTTCATTATATAAATCTTGACTAAACCTTTTTCTGACACTGGCTATGGGACTAATCCTATTTACTCGATAAGTCAAAATGCTTCTCCTTCTTCTTCTTCTCTAACTTCGAATGGATTGGATATCTCGGTTAAACGTCCTGTCTCTTTATCATAGAAAAGATATGTTGATGGACCTACCTCACCACTATATCTATTTTTAAGAACCCTAACAAGTGTTGTATTAGCAAGAGTCTCATCTGTCTCTTGTTGATTTCTTTCCAAGGCGTATACCATGTCTGATAATTGAGCTATGCTATGGCTACCCCTAAGATGGGCAAGGCTAACCTCTCCACCTTCTTCGTGGGACTTTGAAGAGTTTGCTCGACGTAGGTGAGACACAAGGTTTAAAGATATACCTGTCTCCTCAACCAAGCTTCTTAGCTTAGTCATCAGAACATCTATACCTCTCCTCTCATCCCCATCTTCTTGACCAGACACAAGGATAGACAAGTGATCTAAGAATATCCATTTACAGTCTAAAGCTTTTGCCATATACCGGATTCTAGACAGTATCTCATCGTTAGATATAGAACCAAAATGGTCAAAAGCGAAAAATCTCCCTGTCCCAATAGTCTTCTCCTCCCAACGAGTCATCTGTTCTCTGGTAAATTGATCTCTAATTTCTTTAATATATAATCTTTGGTTAGCTTCCACTGCCATCAAGTTGAAGGCCGTCTTCTTAGTGTTCTCCTCAAGCGCAAGGATACCTATATTATCTTTAGTATGATGTAGAAAATAATGCATAAGTTCCCTTAACACAGAACTCTTACCCATACCAGAACCCGAAGTCCAGGTCACAAGCTCTCCAGTTCTACAGCCAAAAGTCTTTTCATTTAAAGAAGGCCAAGGATAGGCAACACTCTCACAGAAATCTTCTTCATAGAGAGAGTCTCCTAGCTGACCTAAATTAATAATGCCAGCGGGTGTGTAGGGTTCAGCGTTCCACCAAGCTTTAGTAAATTCTTCTCGGCAACCAGCCTTCAAATAATCTGAAGCATCTTTAAATGTTGTAAGCTTTACAATTCTACATTTATTAGGCTCGAATAAAGCTGCAACCTTGTTCGCTGCCTCCCTTCCAGCTTTGTCTTTATCAAAACATAAAACAACAGTATCAAATGAATTAAGATAATCCATATTCTTTTGACAATCAGATAGCGCTGTAGTGGAAGACCTTACAGAAACACAAGGCCACTGACTACCAAACATTTGGTATGTTGATGCAGCGTCCAACTCTCCCTCGGTAATCGTAACGTATTTACCTCTAGCAGGAAAGTTTTTCTGTCCGAACAAAGATGCGTTAGCGATGTTACCTTCAGTAGGAAAGGTTTTGTTTGCGACAACTCGAAACTTATTGGCTACATGAGAACCATCAGTATTATAATAAGGATACACATGTTTAATAATATTTCCACTTTCATCCTTAACAACAGAAATGCCGTAGGCTTTACAAGTGGCGGCAGTGAGTTTGCGGTCTGGAATATCTTGATAGTTTTTATCTTCAGTCATGTTTTTAGAGTAAACTTTAAGGTTAGTATTAGAGGGTTTAACTTGTTCCTGATCTTGCATACTAGAATCCTTTGAATATGTTTTACAAACAAAGCAAAAAGCACTACCATCATCATACAAGGCATTACCGTCTGACGATCCGCACTCATCACAATTAACATGCTTTACAAACTTAGCATCTTTCTTCATGTATTTCTCCTTATAATTAAATAACCTACAGTTCGTAAGAACTTACTGTAGGTTTTTTAATTAGTTCTGGAATTTTAAAATCTTATCTGGTACTTACAATTGCATAACTGTTAGGCCCAGCCTTTAAAGCAACAAGAAGTGATTTTCTGTCGTTGATAAAAGCCTCTGCCTCCTTTCTATTTTCAAAGGAGATGTTTGTTTTTTTACCATCAAAACATATTTTATATGTTCTTCGCTTCATCTCTATCTCCTAGTGTTTTAATCAATGGAAATATTATACTCAATTTTTGTAAACATTCAAGCGCTATTTCTCTATGTTCTTTTTGAGTAGCCTTATCTGTGCGTAGTTGAATGTAATGTATCCATGATCGTAAGGTTCCATTCATATACATACGAGACATCGTTAAGCCTTCCGGCAGGATAGCTCTCGCCTGTTCTTTGGCTATACCTTTTTTAATAGCCCATTCATACTCTTTTTTCACAGCCCAGAGAACTCTTTTCTGCGCCCATTCCCATTCTATTCTAAGCAGGTCATCATCTACCTCAACAGAGTTTTGCCTATTGGTACGGTCTTGAAGCCTTGCTTCTCTTGTTACAAAGTTTAATTCTTTTACGGGATCAGCATATCTTTGACTAAACTCTTGAAAAGAAAAAGATCTATGCCGTAGTATTTGTCGTGCGATATCTCTTGTTGTCTCTATCTCAAGACAAACATTAACCATCTCAAACGGTGACCAGTGTTGATGTTTTATTAAATAACTTAATAATTTTTCACCAGTCTCAGAGTTATCTTGATTGTTAGGGTTAGAAACCCTAGCACAGAATGTTATAAGTTTTTGAAAATTTAAATGAGCGGGTAAATACTCAGAATTTAATTCTAATTTTGCAGGGTTTGTATAAGATATTAAAGATACACTCATTGGTCCTCTGCATTATCTAATAAGTTATCAACAAAATATTTTCTATCAGCCATCAATTCGTCTGCTTCTCTTTTAGATAAGCTTCTAGCCTCTCTTAAAGAATATCCTTCTCGTTGATACTCTCTTGTAAGTTTCTTAAAAATATTTTTGTAGTCTGATTCCCATAAATTTTTAGACATGTCTATCTCATTTAAATTTTTGTCGGTAGCCCAAGGCTTGTTGTGATAGTTTTTCTAAACTATCTTCTGTAACTTCTAATTTTAATCTACAATAATTATTCTCTTCTACTAACTCTTTAATTCTAATATTAGCATTAAATAATTGTGTATTCAACTCAAGTACATTTCTTTTTAAAATATCTAAGTCATCCATTTTATGAATCCTGCGATGCAGTTATTTCGTCAAACAAAACATTT